CTAGAAGGTTTTTCCATCTTCGCTTGCTTCTCCTTCGTTAGTGGATTTTTTCAACTGATTCAAGCTGTTTAGTGTCTCTGAGTTTTTTTCAAAAATTCGTTGCATAGAAGCACTTTGGATTTTATTGATAATGGCGTTCTGCGATGCATGACTGAGACCGGATTCTGCCCAGCCAGATATGGTGCTCAAGCAGCTTTGCTGGTCTTCTAGGGTTATTAGTTTTATACATCTTTTAAGTACCCTGTCGACTTTTAGCTCATCAGTAGCTGTGATGTCGACACCATTTTCATTTAAGGCAGCGACTCCAGATGATTTTGAAATATCTTCGAGCTCATCCAGAATTGAAGAGGAGACATGTGAGAAAATTAGTTGAGAGCTGAGAGGCTGATTGAGTTTATACTCAACAACTTTTTGCCTGCAGGTTGAGTTTGCTTTAGAGATTCTTTCCAGCATTTCGCTTCGGGTGTCATGAAGCTGCTGGCACGCTGACTTTGAGCATATATTCTCCGTTCCAGTCGTGCCGGTGTCATTTTCATTTTCGTTGTCGCTCAAGCACTTTTCGTGCGCATTCTGAATTATCTCAATTGTCGATGTCGCCGTTTCCATGAAGTTTACACATTCTGCCTCTGATGTTGGATATGCAGGTTCTGTGGGGGCGGTATCTATCACCTTCCCATCTATTAACAATAGAATTGGTGCGCCTTGTGCCACGCTGTGGCCTATGGCTAGGAAGATTGCTAAATATATGGAGTTTATTTGGTTGATTTTCATTGGTGGCACTCCGTGTTCGTGTGAGGTTAAGTGTAGTCAAGTGCCAATAAGACGAATGAAAATGCAGGGGGGGGTGATTGGCGACCCATCGCCGGCAAGCCCGGCAGCCACAGGTACAGCGCAGAAAAGGAAGCTGGTGATACTCCTTTGGGAGCTGGCTTGCCGGTGATGAGGCCTGCACTGACAACAGAACCGTGGATCAGTGTCTGCTTTGGGTCGATTCTGTTGAAAAAGTCGGGCTTGGTTTCCGCAGCTGAAAAGTACGCGTCCGAGATTGAAATCTTTGCTTTTGGCAGAGGTTTCCAGTCGCAGATTTCACGCAGCAGCGTGCAAAAAAGGCGTTTTCACTGGTCAATGACCATGCAGTTTTGGATGACCGACTTTTTCAACAGAATCGGTCGTTAGAGGCCCTTCATGACAGGCAGAAATCGGCCAAAAGCGGACTGTGATCCCACCCCTTCGGACGAATGCTTCGGATAGACTAGAGGCACCCCGCCTGCCTCGAAAGTCACCACTAATTGGCGGATTTAGAGAATTGGCCATGCTTACTGATGTCTTCTTTCACAGGTACGCGAATCGCCCAATGTTCGAAAACGTCGGGCAAAAGGAATCTGCGCTCTTTGTTCAGGCGTACAAAATCGTCGACAAGCAGATTTGGAAGTACTACGGGTACGACCAAAAGGTCGACGAGAGCGTCAAGACGATCTGGACTGATATTCACGATCGCCTGGCAATGGAGATCGGGGTCAAGGAACTGTGGCCGAAGTACTACTCCTATCAGTCCGAGCTTATGGGCAAGCCTCACACGAAATCGGGTTGGAACAACATGAACTTCGTGGTCGAGCAGTGGCTCAATCTCAAATTTACTGACGGTCTGGACCCCGACATGTTCGTTAAGCGTCGCCTAAGCTTCGTCGAATTGGCCTTTCGCACACGAGAGGAGCAAGTAGCTCAAGCGAATTCCGAGTTTCCGCGACGGTTGGCCGAGGCCGAAGTCAAAGATAGGATGCCCCGGATCCCCATGACACTTCCTGGCGCGCGGTCCGACAGCGTCCGAGCCTTCAATGAGGGCTTGAACCGGACATTCGCAGCAAATGTGGATGAACTGAACGAGCGCCTAAAGCAAGCTGGTATGCCACTGCACTATCACAATGGGTACTTGCAGATTACTCAGGACGAGCAGCTTCAAGAACAAGTCGAGCAGCCATTCTGGCTATTGGTGAAGGACGCGCAATGGAAGAACGTCAGCATTGACATGGCCGAGGCGATCGATCGCAGAGACACCGGCGGCCGAGATCCATCGTTTTATGCCGCGAAGGCACTGGAAAGCACCATCAAGATCATTTGCGAACTCAAAAAGTGGGCTACCGGTAATGAGAGAGGTGTGGCCGACTTCCTGAATCATCTTGAGAGCAAGGTGAATGGCGCATTCATCGAAAGCTGGGAACGGCAATCAATGCAGCGGTTTTACAGCGACGTGCGGAACGACTTGGGACATGGACCCGGTTCCAAAGACATGCCCAATTTCACACCGCAGCAGATAGATCAAACCATCGAGTTCTGCATGTCTTGGGTCAAGAGCTTGATCAAGCGGCTGTAGTTACGTAGGGACGTCGCAGACATGAGTTGCTGATGTACTCGATACGGTACTGCCATAGGCGGCAGTACCTAGTGTCTGCGTAGCGGTCATTTGGGAGTGATCAGCCGAACGGCTGCACCGGATCGTTTTCTGCCTTTGGCCAACGGCCGCTTTGGGTCGATTTGTCCTTTCAGGGATAACCTACTGGTAGCGACCCATCGCGCCCCATAGTTATTTTGTTGGTCGCACAATTTCACCAACACGGCGATAAACCTTTTTCGTCATCTCCTGCGTTGAGTGGCCAAGCAGGCGGCTAGCATGACTAATGTCGTCAATTTCGCTGGCAGCTTTTGGTCGGATGTCGCGGAATTGGAACTGGCGGATCGCGGCGGCAAGCGTTGCATCACCTTCGGCTGCGGCCTTCGCGGCTGCTTTTTCTCGGGTTTCATCCCACCGATTTCTCAGCATTGCGTAACTCATTCGCAGGCCAGCCTGGTTGGTGATCAGGCTTGAACTTCTGATGCCGGCTATGGTTTTGCGCTCGAGCAGGGCATCGAGGAAGGTGCTGAGCCCTGATGCGTCTGTGCCGTCGTGTAGGCGGATGCGCAGGCGTTTCTCAGTCTTGCCCTGGCCTACCATCAGGAACCCGTTGTTCAAGTCGGCAGTTGATGCTTTGAGCACATCGGCGGGGCGCTGGCCGGTCAGGTAGGCTAGGTCCATTGCGTCTTTCAGCTCGGGCGGTGCCTCTGTGTAAACCGCATCCCAAACGATTTTGCCTGCGTAGAAGTCGCGGGGTGTTTCTTTGTTCCTGCGTAAGCGGGCGCAAGGGTTTGCCTTTTCAGTGAGCCCCCATTCGCGGGCAAAGGTGAATATGGTCGAGAGGAGGGCGATCTCGCGGTTGGCGCGCACCTTTGCTGTTCTAGCGTCGCGATACTGGGCGATCACTTGCGGGGTGACCGCGTCTACAGGGGCTGATTCGAACGCATTGCGTAGTTGTTTGAGGCCTTTCAAGTAGTCCTTTTGAGTGCCGGGCTTCAGCCCAGGGATGACCTTTCTTTCGTAGTCGTCGAAAAACCTGCCCATCAGGTGAGCAGGCTTGGGTGTGGCTTTGCGATCCAGACGTGCCCATTCGACTTTGGCTTCATCGAGGTCGCCACCGAGCGGAATTTCGACTCGGTTCCCTTCGGCGTCCCGCCCGTTGTAGTAGTAGCCCACCCATGTACTGCCATTCTTTCTTTTGCGGCTGCGGCGGATCATCCGTGGCGGCAAATCCCGATTTGCGGCTTTCTTCTGGCGCATCGTTAACCTACACGTGAAAGATCAAGGGACCATGTTTCAGCTACAGCATTGGTTGCTGATGGTTTCACCCCGGCTAGCTTCAGGCGGGCGTACACGCGACCTACAACGGGGCGTTGTGCGGCTGTGAGCACATGTTCCCAAGCATTGCGTTGCAGCCACTGACGTTGGCAGGACGGAATCTTGTAGCCTGTAATAGCGGCCAACTCGTCTTCTGTAAGCGTCTCACTCGGCAGCTGAAATGAGTTCTCTATGTTCATGCTGCCTCCTGAGCGATGGTGACAGCTTGAGCCTGCGTATACCCCACAACAGGCTGCGCGGGCGGGCGTTCCTGAGCGTTTAGCGTTGCATTAGCGAGCGCTGCCCCGCGCAGCTTTTCGTGGGGTATAAGTGCCTCGGCAGTGGCGCTGAGGGGGGCAATAATGCCTGCTGCTGCGCAGCAGAGGCTGTTTGTTTCTAGCGTGTTGACACCATTGGCAGTGCGGAGCAAAGCGGTCGATGCTTGGGTGGTGTGCTGGTCCTTCTTCATGCCGCTTTCCTCCGGTGTTCGATAGCGAGTTGGTCCATCAGGCGCTGGTGAAACGTGAGCCGTGCTTCGGTGGCGGTCCATGGGCGGATCGTTTCGGCCGTGGGTTCGATGCCGATCAGGCAATCCCAGATGGTCGGATCGGCGGGCATTAGGTCGCGGCGTTCGGTAGCCAGTGCAACAAGGTCGGCAAGGCGGACGGATGCCGGTAGTTCGGGGGCGAGGTTAAAACGGGTGCAGATGCGGTCCCAAATCCATTGCTCGACGTCTTGATAGGCATGCATCCATTGCTTCAGCGGTTGCACCATGTCGCCGATGTAGGCTTCGGGTGCGTCGTGAAGGAGTGCCGCCAACTTGTCTTCTTCTGGCACCAGGTCGGCGACCATGCACGAGTGTTGCGCCACGCTGTAGAACTCACGGGTGTGGCCGTTGAAGCGGCATAAATGCGCCAGCGCGTGGGTGATGTCGCGTGGGTCGATGAGGTCGGCGTCTGGTTCATGCAGATCAAAGCGCTTGCCGGTCACGGTCAGAATTTGGCTCATGCAGCCTCCTTGGCCAGGTCCGCCAGTAGCAGCGCGTTCTTGGTGTCCTTGTGAAGTTTGCGCAGGGCTTCGTTGCCGACCAGTGGGGCCAGTTGCCGGTCGAACTCTTTGCGAAAGCGCGTCAGGTCCATCAATTCGGTGGTGGCTTTGGTGTATTGATGTTGCAGAGCGCCGGCCGCTTCGGGTGTCAGGCGCAGCATCGGGGTAGGGCGATTCATGCTGCATCCTCCTGTGCTGTTTGCTCCAGGAGGATGGCCATGGCGAGCGCTTGATCGCGGAGGGCGAGTGAATCGCGTTCGAGTTTTTTCCCGGTTCGGAATGCGCTGAACGTCTCAGCCGCGATTCGCAGTTTTTCTGCAATTTCCAGAAGGGTTTGGCGCGCTGGTTCCCCCAGCTTCGAGGCGGCCAACGCGCGCTCGTAGTGGGAGTAAAGTTGCTTGTGATTATTACGTGCCTGGTCAAGCGAGAGCCGCAGGTTGTGGATCGCCTCCGAGTTGTCAGACTGCTGAATGTCTTTGCCTTCGTCGATCCCGTCGAGGCGGCCGTCGATAAGGCCGCCGCGATAGCCTGCCCAATAGGTAAGGCCGACGAGTAAGATCAGAACGATCAGTGTGTAGATTTGTATTGCGGTCATGTGGTGTGCTCCTGGTGGTTTCGCTTGGCTGGTGGTGGCAGCCGTTAGGTGGTTGTTATTCGTCGTCTGGATCGGGTGGGTCAATCAGTCCGCACATCAGCTTGGCCTGGTATTGCATGTAGCCTTCATCGCGCAATGCGTCGTAACGCCGGTAATCGACCGCAAAAAAACAGCACTCGCCGCAAAGGCGGTCGGGTGTTTCCTCGGCCGACAGAGCCGCTCGGCAATGCCTGCATTCGTTGAGAAGTGACATGTCACGCCTCCGGCTTGTCGTTTGACGGTCGCGGCATGTCTTCGTCTGCCTTGTAGGCGCGGATGTCGATCAACGCGGCAACGTGCCTGATATGCGCATACCTCAATGCCTTCACGCTTTCGTCAATGGTGGTCACCGGGAGTTGAATCCGCCCGCTGTTGATCGCTTCCGTGAACGTCTTTTCATTGAGGTTCTTGAAGTAGTGCACGCGCAGCTTTTCGAGGGGGATGAGCACGTCGCCGAAGAGGCGGTGCAGCATCTCGACGGTGGAGCTATCCGGCGCGGGAAGTAGTCGTAGCGGTGTTTGGTTTGCGTTATTCATGCGGCTGCTCAGCCTCCTTGCGTTTAAGTCGTGACGGGTGATTCCAGGCGTTCAGGCAGTGACGTTTGGTCAACTCCCGCAGATGGTCAGGCACTTCAAGGAGCGCGGCATTGCGTTCCTCGCGTGTTTGCATGGCGACGATCTGGCGGGCGTACTCTCTAGGCCACGTCACGGTTGTTTACCGGGATTTCTGGTAGGTTCAGCCCCAGTTGCTCGGCGAGCCAACGAATGCCGGTTTGCTTCACCCGGGTTGACTGGCTGTATTGCATGCCGAGCTTCTCGTGATACCAGTTACCGTTTTTGACTCCCAGATACTCACGATCCCGATTCGGATAAGCTGGAAGGTTCTGCAAGTTGAGCAGCGCCTTTTCTCTCATGAGGCTGATCAGCTTGGGACGGGTGATTCCCAGGTGTTTGGCGGTTTGGGCGAGAGTGCGATCCATAGTTCCTCCTTAGGCTGCATGCGCGGCGGGAGTCGCCACAGCAGCTAGGTGGTTGATGGATTCGGCAACCTTTTCGTAGATCTCTGCATCGGTACCGCACACGGTGAAGCACTTAGTGCGCGGGCGTTTCACGCCGATGCTCATGATGGTGGTGACGCCGGTGCGTGTTTGGGTTCGATGGATCGCGACATGAATCGGCAGTTCAAAACCCATGTCGAGGCTCACCACGCCACCGGTACGCACCAACTCGAACACGCGCTGTTTGTGCTCAGTATCGAACCGAGCATATTGGCGGCTTGCGTGCGGAGTGTTCTGCAGATCGGCTGTGCTGGTGGCGTCGAGCGGACCGTTGATGATCTCTTCAATGAAGTCTGCCAGCTTCAGGTGCATCTTTTTTTCATTGCGTAAGGTCAGCGTGTGGCGCTCGCTGCCTGGCTCGATGACGAAGAGAGTGTCCGATGCGTTGCGTTCAACCTTTAGGCGAAACGACACGGCTTCGCGCTTGGGGGCCGACCTGAGTACGTGGTTGAAGGTGCCACTTAGATTGACCTGGGCATTGAGCAATTGCAGGGTGCGATTGTCGAGCTTGAACTTGTTCATGCTGCCCGGCCTCCGTCGTTCGGGTTGAACGGAGCAGGCGTGGTACGAGCCTGGGTCTTTGATTTACTAGGGATAAACATGCAGCCGCAATTACGCGCGATGCGGCGAACTTCGAGGATGCGGAAGGGTTCATCAGCAGTTGGATGGACATGCAGAGTTGCTGTGGTGTGCACGGTATTGCCTCGCTCTGTGGTGGAAGAGTGAGGCGAATATCAACCATAGGTTAAATCATGTCAACAACTGCTAGGTGAATTTTGGTGTCTTTCTGTACAGCCTAGGGAAAAGGAAAAGGCTCATTCAGGGGTGAAAGTGCCGATGACTTTCCCGCAAATCTGCATTTCTTCAGTGAGTTCCATGATCGGATACTGTGGGTTTATAGGCTTCAGGTAGTGCTTCCCGGCGTCATGAACTAAGACTTTGAAGGTCGCCTCGTTGGTACTTGGTAATGTTGCTATGACCCGATCACCGTTGTTTACAGCAAGCTCCGGGTCTACAAAGATTACGGAGCCTGCCGGATAACTTCTGCCTGGGCCGTTGTTGGTCATGGAGTCACCAACAACGCGTAATGCATACCCGGATTTGCTGATATTGACCGGGCAGGGGAGCCAAAGCTCCGCATCGAAGGACTGGACACTAGCACCCATTTCGCACCATGAACCGGCTTGAACCCACGAGATCAGCGGAACCTTACCCATTTTGGTATCGGTGGTCTGCACATTGTCTATATTGCTGGCCACGCTTCTAGGTGGCGCTTCATCAGGGAAAACAGGCATTACGCCATGTTCAAGCCACTCTCTGCGTACACCTAACCAATCAGATATCGCAGTGAGGCTATCGACTTCCGGCATAGCTGCGCCATTGAGCCATTTGCTGACCGCTTGGGGCGTCTTGATGACGCCTTTTGATTTCAGTTGCTTGAGGACGTCAGCACCTCGCCCATGCTTGCGGACCTTATTAGCGTCTAGGGCGGCGTGGAGCCTTTCGGCGAACATGTGTCGTAAATTTTCTTTATCAATCATGGGTTGATGATCACATAGAAGTTGCTAATCCGTCAGTTGACCTTTACTATCAACCAACAGTTGAATAGAGGGCCAAAAAATTGAACCCGTCAGACTTTCCAAATGCCATCGCGTTTGCTTTTGAAGCCGTAGGGGGCATCGGTGCTGCCGCAAAGGTATGCAACCGGAGCTATCAGGCACTGAATAAATGGCGTCTGGCAGCCAGCCTGCCGCGAACCGATTACACCGGTGAAACTCAGTACGCCACGCTTTTGGCAATTGCTGCGGAGCAAAAGGGCAATGCTTTTGATGCGGCTTGGTTGCTTCATGCGTCGACCCCACAAAAAGCTGCAGCTTAGATAGAAAAAAGGCGACCCAAGGGCCGCCCAGTTCCTCCCGATACACACCACCACAGTGCTGTCGGGTCGCGATAAAGAAAGGCGGGCACACCACATGCAAACCGTCGATCTTTAGCGCGCAACACCAAGGCATGGATGCCTTGGTGTTGCTGCCTTTTCCACCACAGATTGGGCAGCTGTTGCGCCGGAGGTGAACGACGGATCGTTCGCCTCGGCACGGTGCCGGTGTCGATCCTGAGATCTCGCCGGCGTTTGGGCCTCTTCAAGCCACACGACAAATGTATCACCACTACATGTCGTGAGGCACTGGCAACTTTCAAGGATTAATGCCATGAGCCGAATCGCTCTGAGTTGTGTAGAACGGGCGCAGCGGGAAATCCTGCCGCTCGATCTAGCGCTTTACCATGCTGCTCGGGACTATCCCGGCGGCGCCGCTGCAATTGCCGCCACCACCGGCAGAAACGCCACCACGCTGCAGCATAAGTTGTCTCCCACCCATCCGAGCCACACGGTGAACATTCAGGAGTTCGGCGAGATCCTGGAGCTGACCAAGGACCGCCGCATTTTGGATGCGGTACACGCCATGGTAGGAGACACCACCTGGCAGGAGCTGGCTGAGGCATACACCAACGATATGCCCGAGACTTTGACAACCGGCATTGCCGCCTATTTCCGGCAAGTCGCGGACCTGGCTGATACCTGGGCCAAGAGCATTGGCGATGGCAAGGTCGATGACGGCGAACTGGCCGAGATCCGCTTTCAAGTGTTTCGCGGTATTCAAGGGCTGCTGGGAATGTTCAACCGCGCTACCTACGTCAATCAGACGACGCGGGGTATTGATCGTGGCTGACATTGCTGATTTTGCTAATGACCTGGTGCAGGAGCGTCTAGATCAGGCGCTGGCTGCACGGAACGCCGCCAAGCCTGCCTTGGCGGCGCATTCATTTTTGTTCTGTGAAGGCTGCGACGGACCTATTCCAGAGCCGCGTCGGTTGGCTCTGCCAGGTTGCACCCAGTGCGTCATCTGCCAGTCCATCGACGAAGCTCGGGAGGCCCGGCATGCTCGATGAGGTATTGAATCAATTCGCAGACTACGGCCTTGAGCCTGAACAGCCGCTGATCTATGGCAAGCTCACCAGGTGCAAGACCGCCCAGGACAAGGGCAAGGAGAAAAACGGCTGGTACGTCGTCCACGAGCATCACACTGAGAAGAACGAAACGCTGATCTTCGGTAGCTTCGGTGACTGGCGCTCGGGCGAGTCGCAAAAGATCAAGGTGAAGGCCGGGCGCATGAGTCCGGAAGAGCGCGAAGTCATGCGTGCTCGGCAGGAAGACGCCAAACGTAAGGCCGCAGAGGTATCTGCCAACGCGGCACGGCGAGCAGCCAACCGTGCAGCCGGCTTGTTCAAGCGCATGCCGGAAAAGGGCAAGAGCGCCTACCTGGATCGAAAGCATATCGTTGGGTTCAAGGTTCGTTATGCGCCACGTACCGGCGCATTTTTGGTGCCTATGTGCAACGTGCGGGATCAGATCGTCGGCCTGCAGGTGGTCTTCCCGGCAAAACAAGAAGACACCGGTCGCGACAAAGCCTACTGGCCCTACGGCATGTCGAAAGAGGGCGCTTTCCATTTGATCGGTCCGCACCCTGAACCGGGGGAGCCAGTACTCGTGTGTGAGGGGTACGCCACAGGCGCCAGTCTGCACATGGCGACCTCGCTGACGGTCGCCATTGCTTTCGATGCGGGCAACTTGCTACCTGTCTCTAAGGCCATGCGGGAGCGTTTTCCCGGTTGCCCGCTGATCCTCTGCCGGGATGATGACTGGAAGACGAAGCGTCCGAATGGCGAGCCATGGAACCCTGGTGAGGAAAAGGCCAACAACGCCGCGTTGATCGTCGGCGGCCAAGTGGTCGCGCCAGTCTTCTCTGGTGAGCGCGAAATCAAGTGGACTGACTTCAACGACCTGCATATTGCGGAAGGATTGGAGGCTGTACGCCGCCAGGTGTTGGCGGTGGTGAAGCCTCCTGCAGCTGGTGGTTGGAAGGATCAACTGGCTCGTACCGAAAACGGCTCTCTGATTGCGCACATGCAAAACGTCGAGCTGATCTTGGGCAATGACGAACGCTGGGCAGGTGTCATTGGTTACAGCGTGTTCAGCTCCAAGATCGTCAAGCTCCGCTCGGCGCCCTTTGGCGGCGGTGCCGGTGATTGGGCCGATATCGATGACATGCGGGTGATGAAGTGGCTCGCGCAGCAATACAACCTACGGGTCAAAGCGTCCCATGTGATCGAGGCAGTCAGTGTGGTTGCCCACGACCATTCTTTTCACCCGGTACGTGAGTATCTGGAGAAGCTTGAGTGGGACCGCGTCCCTCGGCTGGAAACCTGGCTGACGGACGTGCTTGGGGTCCATGCCAACGAATACTCAGCCAAAGTCGGTAAGCGCTGGCCGATCTCGGCGGTGGCTCGGGTGATGCGCCCTGGCTGCAAGGCCGACTCGGTGATGATCCTTGAAGGCGGGCAGGGTGAAGGTAAGTCCACAGCCATGGGCATTCTAGGTGGCGAGTGGTTCATGGATACCCCTTTTGCACTCGGCGACAAGGACAGCTTCCAGGCGATTCGCGGCAAGTGGATCGTCGAACTGGGGGAGCTGGACAGCTTCAACAAGGCTGAAAGCACCAAGGCCAAGCAGTTCTTCTCTGCATCTACTGATACCTACCGCGAAAGCTACGGCCGCAGAACGAACGATGTGCCACGACAGTGTGTGTTCGTGGGTACTACCAACCAAGAGGAATACCTCAAGGACGCCACCGGCAACCGACGTTACTGGCCGGTGTTCTGCAACAAGGTCGATCTGGAAACGCTACGTGAGATCCGCGACCAGTTGTGGGCTGAAGCGGTGTTCTGCTTCGAGGCTGGCGATATCTGGTGGGTGACGAAGGACGAGTCTTGGATGTTCGCTGAAGCCCAAGACGAGCGCTTTGTTGTCGACGAGTGGGAAGGGCCGATCCTGAGCTGGCTGGAGGAGTCGCAGATAGGCGAAACCGCCACCGGCAACGAGATCCTGACTCAGGCTCTCAAGTTGGACTATGGCCATTGGGGCAAGCCGGAGCAGATGCGGGTCGGTGCGATCATGCATCGCCTGGGTTGGCGAAAGAAGCGCATGCCGGCGTTGGCAAAGAGCGGCGTCCGGCAATGGGCCTATCAGAAGCCAGAGACCTGGGGGCGTGTGTCTGCGTTGCAGGCGCCCCTGGTAGAGGAGCCTTGCTTTGATTAAGCGAATTGATGAGATGCTGAAGCTCTGGGCGCAGGATCTGCATTCGCCGATGAACCCCGACTTTGCCGGATCTGGTGGCGGCAACATGATTGCGATGTTGATGGAGTGCAAGGGCGAGCTGATACGCGGAACTCGAGGCAGTCGGGTGCTGCTGGATGAATCGGCGGATATCGAGCTGATTGTTCACAAGCACTTGCCGCCCCGGCTAGCCTTGGTTGTGTTGGAGCACTATTGCAACCAGGAAAGCTTCCTTTCGCAGAAGCTACTGCACTGTGCATGCAGCTCTCGAACCTACTACATGCGGTTGCACGAAGCCCATGAGTTTATTCAGGGCATGCTGATGGGTAAGGCTGCATGAACCCTGGCATCACTCCGCGTGCCGCTGTCCTACTGTCCGGCCTTGTCCGACTGCCATTTAGTGCAGTCGGACAGGTGCAGGCCGCGTCGTTGCTGGGCTGTCCTACTGTCCAACCTCTGCCCGCCCCATGCACACGTAAGCATAGCGGACACGTAGTCTCGCCCATGGCGCGCACGCGTGCTTTTAGTTTTCTCTCTATACACAAGAAAAGAGTAAATAAAGTAGGACAGTAGGGCAGAGCCCCGAATTTAGGCGCCTGTAGCTGTCCTACTTCGACTCTGCATAGTGGGACAGGTAGGACAGGGAACCCAGAAGCGATAGCCGATTGAGTGCGTTGTACCCCTGTTGTACCTGCGTCACACCCACGTTGCACCCGTATTGCTCCATGGCATTAAAACTAGCTTGCTGCCAGTAAAATCCACCTGTAAAAAGTACCCATCTTCGATAGGTGCGACCGCAGAGAGCGGCAGGCACCACACACCAAACCCGGCCATTGCGCCGGGTTTTTGCGTTTATGGAGTAGGGCGATGACGAACGAGCAACAAGCGCTGGCAGAGATGCCGATTTGGTTAGTGATCGCCCTGGCTCTGGTTGGTGGCGTGTCGGGGGAGATGTGGCGAGCCGATAAGGACGGGGCGCGGGGCTGGGCATTGTTGCGGCGCTTGGCGTTGCGGTCCGGTGCCTGCGTTGGTTGCGGGCTGTCCACCATGATGTTGTTGCACGCCGCTGGGGTTTCGATCTGGACCGCATCAGCGATGGGCTGCCTGACCGCGATGGCGGGGGCCGATGTTGCCATCGGGTTGTACGAGCGCTGGGCTGCCAAGCGACTGGGCGTCTGCGAAGTGCCACCCGCAGGTGGCGAGCAGGGGTGACGCACCGTTTCGGGGCGCCGAAAACTGCCGGGGACCCTGGGGGCATTCCGGGGGTACGGGGTCGGAAACCCGCGGGAAGTTGTTAGCGGCAGGGTTGCCAGCTTACTGAAATTCAATCCATTGAAATCGAAAGGTTCCATTGAAAAGCCGTTGAAAAGGAGGGCTTATGACAGAACCAACGTACCTGTCAAAGAGCGCCTTCGCGGCTCGGATCGGCAGGGCGCCCAGCTACATCACCTGGTTGAAAAACAACAACCGCCTAGTGCTGAGCGCCGATGGTAAACAGGTCGATGTCACGGCCAGCGAAGCGTTGATTCGCGACACCGCTGACCCCAGTAAAACCGCCGTCGCTGACCGCCACCACCAGGATCGGCTTCAGCGTGACGTTTACAGCCAGCTATCCAGTCAGGCCGAGCCGACTTCAATGGCTGCGCCGCCGCTCGTGATCACCCCTGCGGGGCAGCTGCCTGACTTCCAGAAGGCCCGCGCATTGCGCGAGCACAACCTGGCACAGCTCGCCGAGATCGAGTTGCACAAGGCCAAGGGCTCTCTAGTGGCCATGGCGGCGGTTCGGACCGGCGCCTACAACGCCGGTCGCATGCTGCGCGATCAACTGTTAGGTATGCCTCCGCAACTGGCGCCCGAACTGGCGTCGATGACGGACCCTTGGGAAATCGAAAAGCACCTCACGGCGGCGATTCGCCGCTCGCTGGAAGACGCAGAGCGCATGTCTTCAGCAGACCTTGAACACGCACTGACCACGAGTTAAGCCGATGCCCATGGAAATTCCTGACGGTGCAGAGGTGTACCGCGAGGCGTATTTCCGTGGGCTACGGCCCGACCCGGACGTTTGGATCGATCAGTGGGCCGATGAGTACATGCGGATCCCGCGTGACACCGGCGCCGCTGAGCCGGGCCAGTACCGCACCTCGCGTACACCGTATGCCCGCGAGCCGATGCGTTGTTTGTCGCCGGCTCACCCCTGCAAGCGCGTGATCACCATGGTCGCCTCGCAGCTGATGAAAACCCAGATCGGGCTGAACTGGATCGGCGGCCTGATGCACATGGCGCCGTCGAATATCCTGGCGCTGCTACCAAGCCTGGGTTTGGCCAAACGGGTGTCCTCGCGGATCGGCAAAACGATCAAAGCGACACCGGTGCTGCGCGAACGTGTAGCCGCCAACCGCTCGCGGGATTCGCGCAACACCATGGACACCAAGGAGTTCGAGGGTGGCACGTTGTACGTCACCACCGCTGGCTCAGCCGCCAACTTATCGGAGCTGTCGGCGCGCTACGTTTACGGCGACGAGATTGACCGCTGGGAAGTCGACATCGGCGAGGAGGGCGACCCCATCGAGCTGGCGGAAACCCGGGGCAGTACCTTTGGCCGCAACGCCAAGTTCTACTTCTCCAGCTCGCCGACGATCAAGGGCGCCTCGCGGATCTCCGACCTGTTCGATGGCAGCGACCAGCGTCACTACTACGTGCCATGCCCGACGTGTGGGCACATGCAAATCCTTGAGTGGGAACGGCTGCACTACTCGATGGACTTCAGCGTGGTGCACTACCAGTGCGCCGGGCCTGAGTGTGACGTGCTGATCGACGAATACCACAAGGGCGAAATGCTCGCCAACGGCGAGTGGCGTGCCCATGCCGAAGGCGACGGCGAGACCGTTGGCTTCCACCTCAACGCGTTGTATTCGCCGCTTGGTTGGATGGACTGGAAGTCGCTGGCCAAGCAATTCGAGAAGGCCAAAAAGGCCCAGGCCAAAGGCGATCTGGAACCGATGCAGGTGTTCTACAACACCCGCCTGGCGAAAGTCTGGGACGCAGCCCAAGAGCAAACCAAAGCCGATGTACTGAGAAAACGGGCGCGGCTGGAAGGCTTCACCCTCGGCTCACTGCCGGCGGCGGTGCTGATGATTACCGGCTCCGTCGACGTCCAGGCGAACCGCTTGGAGTTCATGGCGATGGGTTGGGGCGCCGGCATGGAGCGCTGGGTCGTCGACTACCAGGTGGTCTCGGGTGATCCCGCAGACGAACGCACCTGGGCTGCCTTGGACGAATTGCTCAAGGCCAAATATCGCCATCCGTGCGGTGTCGGCCTCGGCATTCTCGCGGTGGCCGTCGACTCCGGCGGTCACCACACCGATGAGGTCTATCAGTTCTGCCGCGTACGCCGCTGGCGCAACGTGTTCGCCATCAAGGGGGCGAGCAAGCCCGGCAAGCCGGTCATTGCTCAACGCCCGTCGATGGTTGACGTGACCTGGAAAGGTCAGACCGAACGCAACGGCGCCGAGCTGTGGTTCGTCGGTACCGACACGGCCAAGGACTGGATCTACAACCGCTACCCGTTCGAATCCGGGCCGGGTGCGCTGCACTTTGCCAATGACCTGCCGGACGATTTCTTCGACCAGTGCGTCGCGGAGCGCAAGGTTGCGCGCTACATACGCGGCCACAAGCGCATTGAGTGGGTCAAGGGTAAGGCTGAGCGTAACGAAGCACTCGACTTGATGGTGTATTGCCTGGCCATGGCGCATTACTTGGGCCTCAACCGTTACAAGGAACACGACTGGGAGCGCGTGCGTCAGTCCCTGGCGCAGTCTGGTCTGTTCGACGACGCATTGGGCATCAAGCCTGTTCAAGGCGAACGTGTCACCGGACCAGCAACACCGGTTGCTGCACTGCAATCGGCTCCACAACCTACTGCTCCGATCGTGCCATTGCGATCGGCAGCACCGCCACCTCAACGCCGCAGCTCCACCAGCGGTTATCTGAAGAGACGCTGATATGTCCTTTACCCAAAAGCACCTCGACGCGGTTGAGGCGGCCATCGCACGCGGTGAAAAAGTCGTGCGCTACACCGACCGTACCGTGGAATACCGCACCATCGACGAACTGCTCAAGGCGCGCAATCAGATCCGCACTTCGCTGGTCAACTCAGCTGGCCCGCGCTCGCGCGTGGTCAGGCTGTACCACGGAGGCAAAGGACTCTAATGGCCCGTCACTATCCGACGCTGACCCGTAATGGATTCTTGCTGCCGTCGAACATCAAGGCCAGTTACGAAGGCGCCGGAGAGGGTCGCCGATCCACTGGCTGGGATGCTCCCGACAACGGGGTCAACAGCATCAACACTCCGGCACTGCGTAACTTGCGTTCGCGCTCCCGGGCTGCGGTTCGCAATGACCCGTATGCCTTCAACGTGATCGACAAACGCGTCAGTAATTTGATCGGTACCGGCATCACGCCGAGGCCGAAAACCGACGACGAAGTCCTGCGCAAATTGCTGCAGGAACTCTGGGAAGACTGGGTCGATGAGTCGGACGCCGATGAGCGTACCGACTTCTATGGACAGCAAGCGCTGGCGGCGCGCACGGTCGAAACCTCGGGCGAGTGTTTCATCCGGTTGCGGCCGCGGGGCCTGGACGAAGGTCTCGCGGTACCGTTACAGCTGCAGATACTGGCACCGGAGTTCGTGCCGCACGACAAATTCGAAACCACCAAAACCGGCAACATCATCCGCGCAGGGATCGAGTTCACGCCAGATGGCAAGCGGGTGGCGTATTGGATGTACCTGTCGCATCCGCGCGATGCCTCGTCGCTGAACGCGGGTTATAACCAGTTGGTGCGAGTACCGGCCGCCCAGGTGCTGCACATCTTTGAACCGGTCGAGCCTGGCCAGTTGCGTGGCGTACCGCGATTGTCACCGGTGCTGAAGCGCCTGCGCAGTCTCGACAACTACGACGACGCGGTGCTGTTTCGCCAAGAGGTGGCCAACCTGTTTGCCGGCTTCATTAGTCGACCTGCACCGGACTCAGGCCCCGTGCCAAGGGATCCAGTCACCGGCCAACCGCTGAGTTTGGATCGCGACGGCTTCACCCCGATGGTCGCTCTGGAGCCCGGCACCATGCAGGAGCTGGGGCCAGGTGAAGAGGTCGAGTTCTCCAAACCGCCCGACGCGGGCAACAACTACCCGGACTTCATGCGGCAGCAGCTGATGGCTGCCGCTGCCGGTACCGGGACACCGTACGAGATCCTCACCGGGGACATGCGCGAGGTCAATGACCGGGCGCTGCGCGTGGTGCTTAACGAGTTTCGGCGCCGGCTGGAACAACTGCAGTTCGGTGTCTACGTGCACCAACTTTGCCGCCCGGTGCGGGCGGCCTGGATGGACATGGCCGTGTTGTCAGGTGTCCTGGTGCTGAAGGATTACGCACAGCGTCGACGTGAATACCTGCGCACTCGTTGGGTGCCGCAAGGTTGGGCCTACATCCAGCCGGTTCAGGACGTACAGGCGCGGCGGATGGAAGTGCAAGCGGGCTTTGCCTCGCGTAGCGAGATGGTCCTGCGCACCGGCTACGACGCCGAAACGGTCGACGCGGAAAACGCCGCCGATCTGACCCGGGCCAAGCGTCTGGGCCTCAACTACACCACTCTCGAAACTGTCGTTTCCGTCGACGACAAGGAGCAACCATGAGCAAGAAAGCGCGACCGCGCATTTACAACCGCGCTGGTCAGCGGGTGCAGGTCAAAGACAAAACCTGGTACGCCGTGCATGCCAGCGGCGAAGCCACCGAGCGGGTGATTGAGGTCTTCGTCTACGGCGAAATCGGTGCCTGGGGTGTGACCGCCAATCAGTTCGTGCAGGATCTGCGCGCCATGGACGACGGCGTCTCGGAAGTAGTCGCAGCGTTTAACAGCGTCGGCGGTGATCTGTTCGACGGCTTGGCTATGCACAACGCTTTGAGGCGTTTGGGCGCGCGGTGTACCGGGCGGATTGATGCCTTGGCCGCCAGTGCCGCCAGCGTGGCGGTATGTGGCGCACACAAAGTCGTCATCGCCGAAAGCGCGATATTGATGATCCATAACCCCTGGACCTACGCGGCCGGCGATGCCGAAGACTTCCGCAAGGTGGCCGATGTCCTCGACCAGACGATGGAAGCCATCATCGCGGCCTACAAAGCGAAGGCGCCGAACATTGATGAGGTTGAATTGCGGCGGCTGGTCGCTGCTGAAACCTGGCTCACCGCGAATGAAGCCCTGGCCCTGGGCCTTGCCGATGAAATCGGCGATGGGATCAAGGTTAAGGCCTGTCTCGGTCAGGGTGGCGTGTTGCAGCGTTACCAGCATGCACCGGCTGAGCTGCTGGCCCAGCTCGACGAGCCACCCGAAGCGGACCCGGAACCGGAGGTTGAGAAACCACCGCTGGAACCGCCGGTGGTCGACTCGACCAAGTTGGCTCTGATGATCACTCAGCGTTGCACCGAGGCGGGGATCAGCAACCTGGTCGAGCCGCTGCTCAGTTCGACCAAGCTCGAAAGCGAAGAGATCGTCCTGGCCGGCCTGGCCCGTGCCAAGACGGTGAACGATCTTTGCGTGGCGGCCCGTTTGCCGGAGTTCAGTGCCGAGTACGTCGCGGCTGGATTGGACGCAGCGGCAGTGCGGGCGCGTCTGTTCGACAAGATTGTCACCAGCGGCAAAGGCTTCGAAATCGACAACAGCTTGCCGCTGGACAACGACCCGGCGCCGAAGGTGCTGGCCAAACAAACTGATCCCACATCGATCTGGGCCGCTCGACAAGCGGCTCACTCTGGCACTGCGCACGGCGCGAAAGGAACAAGACCATGACCATCAAAAAAGAACCGATCCATGCCGGGGAATTTCTACTGTCCGAAGGGGCAGGGAACATTTCGCGTGAGTCCATCAACGTCGCAGCCGGGCCGGCACTGTACCCGGGCCAGCTCCTCGGCCTGATCACGGCCACCAGCGAATTCGCACCGTACGCTCCGGCTGCCGAAGATGGCAGCGAGACGGCGGTGGCGATTCTCTTCGGTCCGCTGGGTGAGTCGGATGTGGTGCGCCGTGGTCGCGCCGTCGTGCGGCTGGCTGAAGTCAGCGAAGCGCACCTGACCGGACTCGACGCCGACGCCGAAAAAGACTTGGCCGCCCATTTCCTGATTGTCCGATAAGCCGATCAGCCAACTTTATGCACCCCGCCTTGAGCGGGGTTTTTCATTTTTGGAGAGTACCCATGGCCGATATCGCCATTTTTGACGACGAAGCGTTCACCGTTACCGCGCTCACCGCTGCACTCAATGAGCAACCGTACCTGCCGGGCCGCATCAGTGCGCTGGGTCTGTTTCGCGAGGAAGGGGTCACGACCCTGACCGTGCAGATTGAAAAGGACGGCGACACCCTGGCGCTGGTCCCTGCAGGTGAGCGAGGGAGTTCTGGCCTGGTGGTAGCGGCCAGCAAGCGTAACCTGATCCCGTTCAACACCGTGCACCTGCCGGAGCGTTTCACCATCAAGGCCGACGAGATCCAGGGCATTCGCGCCTTCGGAACTCGCACCGAGTTGCAGGCGGTGCAAGACGTGGTCAATGCCCGCTTGGCCAAAGCGCGTCGTCAGCTGGATGCGACGCACGAGTTCCAGCGCATGGGTGCCCTCAACGGCCTGATCCTCGATGCCGATGGCTCGACCGTCTTGCTGGACCTTTATGATCGCTTCGGTGTGCAGCGTCAGAAGCTGTCCATGGGCTTGGCGGATCCAAGCACCGAGCTGCGGGTTAAGTGCGGCGAAGCACTGGATATGCAGGAAGACGCGCTGGGCAGCGTGACCAGTACCGGCTCTCGCGCCTTCTGCGGTAAGAACTTCTGGAACAAGTTAATCGTTCACAAGGCGGTCAAGGAAACCTACCTCAACAGCCAGCAGGCGGCAGCGTTGCGCGGTGATGCCCGGGAGAGCTTCGAGTTCGGCGGCATTGTCTGGGAGCGTTACCGGGGCAAGGTGGCCGGTGTCTCGTTCGTCCACGACGACAAGGCGTTGCTGGTCCCTGAGGGGGTACCGGATCTGTACATCTCGGTGTTTGCCCCGGCGGACTACATGGAAACGGTCAACACTCAGGGCATTCCGTACTACAGCATGATCGAGCCGCTGCCGTTCAACAAAGGCATGGCCGGTGAAGCACAGTCCAACCCGTTGCACCTGTGCACTCGACCGCGTGCACAGATCCTCCTGGAACTCTGACCGTGGGCTTTCGCGATCTGATCGCCGAGGTTGACGCAGTGGTGTTCGAAACGCTGGGCGACACCGCGAGAATCGAGGGCCGTGATGAGCCAGTCCTCGGCATGTTCGCGGCGCCCTGGTTGCAGCCGAAGTTCGGCAAGCTCAACACCGGATTGCGTGAGCCTCGGTTCGAGATCCGGGTCAGCGACTCGCACAGTCTGGAGCAGGGGATGTTGGTCACCGTCGAACTGCCGGAGCTGGACGGCGGCGGCGACTACGATCTGCTGCAACTGGAACCCAGCGGTGACGGATTGGTCGCCCTTATCCTGAGGATGCGCGTATGAGCGTCGGTAGCTACTTCAAGCCGTCAGCCGGCGGTGGGATGCTCTCCATTCAATCCTCGGCTGCGGATCTAAAAGCCTTCGAGGAATTCGCCAAGGTAGTACCGAAAGCGGCAGCCGCGGCTCAGCGTCGAGCGATCAACAAAACGTTAGGTTGGCTGCGCACCCACATTGCCCGGGCCGTCAGCCGGCAAGAACGCATTGCCGTTGCGGCGGTTCGTCAGCGCTTGCGCAGCTACCCGGTCTCCGGCGGGGCCACCAGTGGCAAGTTGTGGTTCGGTCTCAACGCGATCGAGTCCAGCCGGATCGGCCGCGCACGACAGTCTGGCAGCGGTGTATCGGTTGCTGGGCGACGTTACCAGGGCGCCTTTCTGAAAAAGGTCTATGGCAACAAGCCTGATATCTGGATCCGTACGGCGAGTAAGCATTTCAACGCGGACGATTATCCCGATAGCACGGTGTCGGCCGGTGGCGGTGCCAGTTCGGGATGGGTCGCAGAAAACGGCGATCGCTTTCCGCTGGCCAAAGCCAAGGTGTCACTGGAGCAGGCGCGTCCGCACTTCGACAGTTGGGTCAAGCGTGCCGATGCGCGTTTGCTGGAAATCCTGCAGCAGGAGTTCAACTTTGAGCTGCAGAAGTATTTGAAGGGAACAGCCAATGTCTGACGAGCCTTTTAGTCTTGATCAGCTCTACCAGGCGATTGAACAGCACCTGCTGAGCAGTCTGTCGGGGATTAAAGCGGTGACGGTCTGGCCGAACATCAAGGATCGCATTGCACTGCCGGTGGTGTTTATTGAAATGGCCGAGATCGAACCGGGTATGGACATCGGTACTGGCGAGACCACCCTGATTTGCAAGTTCGAGGCACGGATCATTGTTGATCCAATTCGTCCAAAGCACTGCCAACAGGCCGCGCACCTGGCGGCGCAATTGGCCGTGTTGCTGCGCATGCAAACCTGGGGCGTTGCGGTCGAGCCTGCTGAGTTTGTCCAGGCCATGCAGGATTGGACCAAGCCGGAACTGGATGGTTACGTGGTCTGGTTGGTGGAATGGACGCACCAAATTTACCTGGGCGTTGAGGAATGGCCATGGCCGGACGAACCGCCGGGCTCGCTGGTGCTTGATGTTGAACCGGGGGACGGGCCTGTTTCACCGGAGGATCTGCCGTGAGCTACGCCAGTGCCGAGCATGACCGCATGATTGCAGCCATGTTGATGCCGTGCGTGGTGGTCGGGGTGGATCTGGAGGCACCGGCAGTGCGAGTGTCAAATGGCGAATGGACGAGCGCCTGGGTGCGCTGGCACAGCCTCGCGGCCGGTAAGGCGCGGCACTGGCGGGCACCAAGCCTGGGCGAGCAGGGCGTGTTGTTCAACCCCAGCGGGCAAGCCGGCATGGGCACCTTTATCCCGGGGTTGTACGGGGATGCCGGTGGCCAGCCGGATAACCGCGATCATGTGGAAGTCTGGCGTTTCGACGACGGCGGTTCGCTGGTCTATGACTGGCAGGCCAAGAGCTACACCATCACCCTGCCCACCGGTACGGTGACGATCAAGGTCGGCAGTGCTGAGGTGGTCGTTACGGATAACGCCGTGACGACCAAGGTCGGCGGCACTGAGGTGGCGCTGACGCCGGATTCGGCGACGATCAAATCAGCAGCCATCATCAAGCTGGTCGGGGTGGTGGTGATTGACGGCACGTTACACGTTACAAAAGACATCACGGGCGCCGCCTCGATCCTCGCTGCAGGATCCAGCGACAACCATCACACCCATTAATACGCCACTTATCGAGCCCGCCGCGTGCGGGTTTTTTCATGCCTGGAGAAAAACATGGCCAAGCCGAATGAAGTCCTCAGTACTGAGCAACCGCAACCGCAACCGCAACGGTCGACGGATCTGAAGCTGAAGTTTCGCGACAAGGTTTACACCTCGCGCACCCTGATTATTCCTGAGTCGGATCGCACGCTGCCGGTGGTCAAGGGCTGCGTCGAGGTGTCGGCATCCGACGAGCAAGCCGTTAGCTACCTGAAGGCCCACGCAGAATTCGAGCCGCAGGGGTGATTTAGATGATCGGAATGGACCGCCACACCGGCCAACCCATCTCCGGCATCGAGCATCTGCGGCAGTCTATCGCGGACATCTTGGGCACGCGCCTGGGTAGTCGCCGGCAGCGGCCGGAGTACGGCAGCAAAATCCCCTTGTACGTCGACATGCCGATTAACGAAGGCTGGAAAAGTTCGGTGCAAGCCGAGGCGGTCCGCGCGATCGGGCGGTGGGAGCCGCGCGTCAAGCTGGAGCGCGTCCGCGCTCTCTCGGTGCTGGGCGGGCAAATCAATCTGAGCATTGCCGGCGAGTACCTCGGCGACCGTTTTCTGTTTGAGGTGAGCGTATGAGCATCGTGGATCTGTCGGCGTTGCCGGCGCCGGACGTGCTGGAACCGTTGGACTTCGAAGTCACCTATGACGAAGCCTTGGGCACGTTTCGCGGCTACATGGGCGACAACTGGAGCGCGGCAATTGAGAGCGAGCCGGTGGTTAAGGTGCTGGAGGTTGGGGCCTATCAGAAGGTCGGTAACCGTGCCCGGGTCAATGACGCGGCCAAGGCGCTGTTACTGGCTCACGCGATCGGCCCGGACCTCGATCAGTTGGGTGCGAACTACAACCTGAAGCGCCTGGTGATCCAGGCGGCGGACCTGGCGGCGGTGCCACCGGTGCCTGAGGTCAAGGAGCTGGACGATCCGTTTCGCGAGCGCATCCAGTTGGCGTTTGAGGGGCTGACCACGGCGGGGCCACGTGCCAGCTACATTCTGCACGCCCGTAACGCCTCGGGGGTGGTGATGGACGCCACGGCGGAAAGCCCGGCGCCTTGCTGCGTTACGGTAACGGTGTTGAGTTCTGAGGGGCGCGGCGAAGCCAGTCCCGCGCTGCTGGCTGCCGTCAAGGCGGGCCTGAATGATGAAGACGTGCGCCCGCTGGGCGATCGGGTGACGGTGCAGGGCGCGCAGATTATCGACTATCGCATTAACGCCATTTTGCACATGAACGGTGCCGGGCCTGAGGGGGACGCCAGTTTGGCCGAAGCCATCAACCGCTTGGCGAAGTGGATCAATCCGCGCAAGCGCTTGGGCGTCGAAGTCGCCCGCTCGGCGGTGGATGCGCAATTGCACGTCGCCGGTGTGTCCCGGGTTGAGCTGATCGGCTGGGTGGACTTGGCGCCGAGCAAGGCTCAGGCGGCATGGTGTACCGGCTATGAGGTGAAGCTGGCGGGGGCGACATGAAAAGCCTGCTGCCGAGCAATAGCACGCAACTGGAGCGCGCTCTGGAGGCGGCTTTCTACGAGCGAACCATTGTCCCGCTGCGCACCCTGTACAACCCCGACACCTGTCCGGTCCATCTGCTGCCGCATTTGGCGTGGGCGTGGTCGGTCGATCGCTGGGACTATCGGTGGTCGGAGGCGACCAAGCGCGCGGCGATCAAGGCGTCGTATTACATCCATGCCCGCAAGGGCACCATCGGCGCGTTGCGCCGGGTGGTCGAGCCCCTGGGCTATCTGGTCGAAATCATCGAGTGGTTCAACACCGTCCCCGAAGGTCCGCCGGGCACCTTTGCACTGAAGGTCGGTGTGCAGGACACCGGGATCACCGAGGGCATGTATCAGGAGCTGGAGCGCCTGATCGACGACGCCAAGCCCGTGACCCGGCATTTGACCGGTCTCGATATCACGCTGGAAACCCGTTTGAACGCCTATGTCGGTATCGCTGTGTATGACGGCGACGAGATCGATGTTTACCCCTGGAACAATCCCGATATTGACGTGGTGATTCAGGGCTATCACGGCGTTAGCGAATACACCCTCGACGAATTGGACGTGTACCCCCATGGTTGATAAAAACTCTATATTCGGCGGCATGCTCACCATTCAAGGGGCCGCCAAGAAAACCAACTGCGATGCGCTGGGAATCCCTTGGGAGCCGCGTTACATGCTGATTGGCGATGCCAACGGCACCGACCCAGTGCCAAACCCTTCCCAGATAAAGCTGATCAACCAAGTCTATCGGGCTCAAATCAATCAACTGTACGTGTCTCCAACTGATGCCAATGTACTGATTGCCGAGCTGGTGTTGCCGCCCGACGTGGGCGGCTGGTGGGTTCGTGAACTGGCGCTAGAGGACAAGGACGGCGTGTTTTCCGCGGTCGCCAATGCTGCCCCGAGCTATAAGCCTCAGTTGGAACAAAATTCCGGGCGTAACCAGGTGGTGCGGATGCACATCATCACCAGCGGCACCGCAAACATTCAGTTGAAGATTGATCCAAGTGTGGTGCTGGCCACCCGAGCCTACGTCGATCAAAAGGTGTTGGAGGAGCTGGGCAAGCAGGACTTTAAGCACTCGGTACGGGCGGCGACCACCGCCCCTGTGGTGCTGAGCGGCCTTCAGACCATTGACGGGGTCGCCCTGGTTGCCGGTGATCGCGTGCTGGTGAAAAACCAGGCCGTAGCCAAAGACAACGGTCTTTACGTGGTGGCTGCGGCGGTTTGGGCGCGTAGCGCGGATGCCGATAGCAGTCTGGAAGTGACGCCCGGGCTGTTTGTGCATGTCGAGCGCGGCACCACCAACGGCGACAGCATTTGGCAGCTGGTGACGGATGCGCCGATTGTCCTGGGCGTGACGGATCTGTTGTTTGAAATGGCGGCCGGGCGCACCGGTGTCAATGCCGGCACATACCGCAGTGTGACCGTGGACAAATACGGTCGGGTGGTAGGCGGGACCAACCCGACCACGCTGGCCGGTTATGCGATCACCGACGCCTTCACCAAGACCGAAACAATCGACTTGATTAACGGCACGAGCCAAATCCCTTTGGTGGAGGTCAACACCTCAAGGCCCTTGGTGGCGAACGAGTTGGGGCTTGTCCTGATTGATGCCAGCGCGGGGGCGTTGACGGTTGAGCTGCCCGATGCCAACTCGGCGCTGGGTGTTCGTAGTGTGGTGGTGCGACGGGTCGATAACACCAGCAACCGGCTGACAATCAGGGCGGCCGGCAGCAACAAAATCAAGTTTCATACCCATCTGAATGCGGCCGGCTATCCATTCTTATACCTGATGGGGGCCGGGGATTATTGGCATTTTCGCAGTGATACCAAGGGCAGCTGGATACCGATTGCGCGCCTAGACGGTACGGCACTCGGGCGGCCCGTGTTTGAAACGACGACTGTATTGAATCCAGGGGGGCACGTCCCGTTGGGCAATGCCCCCTTTGTTCGTGCCGATTGGCCATGGTTGTGGGACCACGCTCAGCAGTCGGGAATGCTGACTACGGAAGCCGCTCGCGCGGGTATGGAGGGCGGCTGGACCTCGGGCTATGGCGCGACCACGTTCCGTAGTCCAGATCCGCGCGGTAAATTCTTACGACCCCTTGACGAGTCCGCCGGAGTCGACCCTGGTCGCGTAGCCGGTAGCTATAAACTCGATGAGTTAAAGACTCACGCCCACTATTCAGCTTCCACAGGCTACGGCACGCAGGCGATGGGCGGCGGGAGCATCACCTATGCCACCCCGACTGGTGGCAGCACTGGCGCTACGGGCGGCGCTGAGACGGTCCCGAAAAACATCGCCTATCCGGGCCGAATTAAAGTGATCTGAGGTTCTAATGAATATCTATTTATTTGACCCGCTCGGCATTCTGTCCGGGCCGTTTGAGTTGTCAGCGTTTCCGGAGGTCCCGGGGTTTGGCCAATATCTGCCGGGCAATACCGTCCAGCTGGAAAATCCTTTGGCCCAGCCCGAGGCTGGCCACGTATGGGCGCTGGTCGAGGGGAAGCCGCAACAATTGGCCGACTATCGCGGCATGGTTTACCACACGGATACCGGTGCCGAGGATGAGCATGTCGAGCTTGGCGATCTGCCCGAAGGACTGACCGCCAAACCCTGGCCGGGTCAGTTCTACGTGTGGGCTGGTGGTGACTGGGTTCTGGATGCGGTGGCGCAGATTGCAGCGGCGCAAGCGGGAGAGCGAGCGTGGCGCAATGCGCAAATTGCGAGCACCGATTATCTGGTCATGCCTGATTACCCGCTAAGCGCCGATCAACGCGCGGAGCTGTATGCCTATCGACAGGCTCTGCGCAACTGGCCGGAAGCCGGGCAGTTCCCGGATCAAAAAGACCGACCGGTGTCGCCGAGTTGGATCGCCGACCAACCCAAATAAACGCCCCGCACTGACGGGGCGTTTTCTTTTCCATTACGCGTAACACGAATATCCCTGACAGCCTCGCTTATGTGGGGCTTTTTCGTTTCTGGAGATTGAGCCTTATGAGTTTCTTTCACGGCGTCACCACTTCGTTGATCGACAACGGCGCACGGACTATTTCGCTGCCGTCGTCGTCGATCATCGGCCTGTGCGACACCTTCACCCCGGGCCTGCTCGGCGGCGGTACGGCCAAGGCCGGCGAGCTGGTGTTACTCACGTCCGAGCGCGAAGCCATTGCCGCGTTCGGCCCTGACTCGGCGATCACCAAGGCCGCCCAGGCGATCTACGTGCGCGCCAAAGCGGTGATCGTCGCGATCGGCGTGCCCAAGCTGGAAGACGCGGCGCTGCAAACGTCCGCCATTATTGGTGGGGTGCTGGCTGGTGGTCAGCGTACCGGCCTGCATGCGCTGCTGGACGGCAAGAGCAAGCACAACGCCCAGCCCAAGCTGTTGATCGCCCCGGGGCATTCGTCGACCCAGGCCGTGGCCACTGCCATGGATGCCCTGGCCGCCAAGTTGCGCGCGATGGCCATCCTCGACGGCCCGAACACCACCGATGAAGCGGCCCTGGCCTACGCCCTGGAGTTCGGCAGCAAGCGTCTGTACATGGTCGATCCCGGCGTCAAGTACTGGGACTCGGTATTGAGCGCAACCATCGACGCGCCGGGTTCGGCCTGGGTGGCGGGCCTGTTTGCCTGGACCGACGCCACATACGGCTACTGGGCATCGCCGTCGAACAAAGAATTTGTCGGCATCACCGGCACCACGCGTCCGATCGAGTACCTGGACGGCGACGAAACTTGCCGGGCCAACCTGCTGAATAACGCGAACATCGCGACGATCATTCGGGACGGCGGCTATCGCCTGTGGGGCAACCGCACGCTGTCCAGCGATCCGAAATGGGCGTTCGTCACCCGGGTGCGGACCTGCGACATCCTCATGGATGCGATCCAGGCCGGACACAAGTGGGCGGTCGATCGCTCGATCACCAAGACCTACGTACAGGACGTGACGACTGGGCTTCAGGCGTTTATGGCGGACCAGAAGAACGCCGGCGCGGTGATCAACTTCGAAGTCTACGCCGACACGGAGCGGAACACGGCCAGCCAAATCGAGCAGGGCAAAGTGTTCTGGCGCATCCGCTTCACCGACGTGCCGCCAGCCGAAAACCCGAATTTCCTCATTGAAGTCACCAACGAATGGTTGACCGAAGTTCTTGAAACCGCCTAAGGGGGCCGCTCAATGATTCCTCAAGTTCTCTCCAACATGAACGCGTTTGTCGACGGTGTGAGTTTCGCCGGCGACGTGCCCACCCTGTCGCTGCCCAAGCTGACGCAAAAGACCGACGACTATCAGGGCGGCGGCATGTCCGCACCGATCGAAATGGGCATGGGCCTGGAAAAACTGGAAGCGGCATTTACCACCAACGGCGTGCGCCGTGAGTCGCTGAAGTACTTCGGTCTGGCCGATCAGACCGCTTGCACCATCGTGTTTCGGGGCGCTTTCAAGGGCCTGAAAGGCGCGATCACGCCGGTGGTGGTCACCCTGCGCGGCGGCATCAAAGAGGTCGACATGGGCGACTGGAAACCGGGCGACAAGGCGGAAATCAAGCATGCGATCAAGGGCATTTATTACAAGCTCGAAATCGACGGGCGCGTGATGTACGAGATCGACCCGCTCAACATGATTCAGGTGGTCGACGGTGTCGATCAACTGGCGGCAGAACGCTCGGCCATCGGCCTCTAAGGACTACAGAACATGACTCAAGTAAGCCAAGACAGCACCGTCCCAGCTTTGCCGAAGTGGCTGAAGCTGGCCGATGAGGGCGTTACCGTAACGCTCAAATACAGCACCGTGATCAGCGGCGTCATGACCGATGCCCTGACCATTCGCGCGCCCAGCATGAAGGACTGGCGCGCCTCCAAGATCGCCAGCAACGGCGACTATGAAAAACAGGAACTGTCGTTGTTCAGCAGCCTGACCGGGCTGTCTGAGGAGGAGCTGCTGACCTTGAAATATAAGGACTACCAGCGCCTTTCGGCGGGCTATTTTCGCCTGGTCGACGAAGACGACGTTTAACGCCGTCACGCTCAGGGACACGGCCCAGCGCTTGGCAAAAGAGACGGGGTTCTCTGCTGCCGAGATCGAGGCTATGCCCTTTGATCAGATGCTGTGGTGGCTCACGGATTGAGCCGCCTTTGAACTCCCCGACGTATAGGGCACGCACATGGCGAATAAACTCGCGCTCGGCCTGGTCATTGGCGGGGCGGTCAGCTCCACGGTGGGCTCGGCGTTCAAGGATGTCACCAGCCGCATCAAGCGGCTGGAGGCGGAAGGCAAAAAAGCCCGGGTGCTGGAAAAGACCATTGGCGACACCATGCGGTTGCGCGATGAGTGGCGCAAGGCGCACATGGCGGGCGAGAAGGGTGCCAGCGCCCTGCTGAAACAGCTTGAGGGCAATATCAGCAGCCTGAAAAAGCAAGGTGTGGAAGTTCACAATCTGACCAAGGCTTACACGGCCATGGGGCAGGCGGCGAACAAGGCCGAGCGGAAGGCCAAGGGTCACCAGCAGCTCGACGAGGGCAAGCAGAAACTCAAAGGCAGCGTTGGCCAGGCGGTGGCCGCTACGGCGGCGATGGCGATTCCGACCAAGGTCAGCGCGGACTATGGCGCGATCATTCGTGACATTGCGATCAAGTCGAACATTGCCAACAAGCCCGAAGAGGCGCAGCTGTCGAGGAAGATTGTCGACACCTCGCGTGACACCGGCATGGCGCGCAATCAGGTGGCCGAGGTGGTCAACGCCCTGGTAGGGGCGGGCATGGAGCTGGACAAGGCCCTGCAATACGCCCCGACTGCCGCCAAGTTCGTCGTCGGGCAGGGCTCGGACGGTGGCGAAACGGCGCGCATGATCAACGCCCTGGGCCAGAACGCCAAAATCACCGATCCGGCGATCATGCAAAAGGCTCTGGAAGCGATCGCGTATCAGGGGCAGGCAGGCAGTTTTGAAGCGGCCGACATGGCCCGTTGGTTTCCCGAGCTATTGGCGAACATGGGCGCTCTGAAAATCACCGGGATGGATTCGGTCACACAACTGGGTTCGATGCTTCAGGTGCAGATGAAGACCGCTGGCGGCGCAGATGAAGCAGCCAACAACCTGAAAAACTGGATGGGCAAGATCGGTTCCGGCGACACGGTCGAGGCCTACAAAAAGGCCGGTATCGACTATCAGGCGTCGATGAATACCGGCCTGCAGAATGGCAAGTCCACGTTGGAATCCAGCTTTGAGCTGGCGCAAAAATACATCGCGGCGACCGACCCGAAGAAGGCCGCCGCGATGGCCGAGGCCACGGCCAACATCAGCCAGGAGACTGACCCGGAAAAGGCTAAGGCCATGATCACGGCGTTAGAGGAAGCCTTGCGCACCGGCGACTTGTTTGCCGACATGCAGGTCAAGGCGGCGTTGACTGCTTACATGCAGAACAAGGAGCTGTACGCCAATCTCAAAAAGGACTCGGCGAATGCCACCGGGATCTTGGATAAGAACCTGGAGGAGCGCCGGCAGTCGTCGGCGCAGAAATGGTCGGAAATGGCGCAAGGCACGGACGACGCCATGCGCGCGATCGGAGACGCGTTCCGCCCGGTTACGGACAAGGTGGCCGACGGGCTGACCTATGTCGCCAAAGGGCTGAGCAAGCTGTCGGACGAATCGCCTAGAGTGGTGACCGGCATCGGCGCGGCCGTGGCGGCGGTGATCGCCTTTCAGGGCGCCATGAGTACCTTCAAGATCGCCAAGGGCTTGCTGAACATCGGGCGCGGCTCGCTGATGGGTAATCCGAACATCCCGCAGAAGGTCATTGTGGTAGGTGGCGGTGGCGGTGGGCTGGATGCTGGCGACTTCGATGCCGAAGGCAGGAATGGCAAGCAAGGCAAGAAGGGTGGGCGGGGTGGTGGTCGAAGTGGCGGCGGTGGTCGAGGTCGCGGTGTCGGCTCGGCTGTCAAAGGCGCAGCGGTGGTCGCGGTGGTGGATGCCGGTTTTAAGGCCTACGACACTTATCAGAACGCCGAAACGCGAGACGAGAAGGCCGAAGGTTATGGCGCGGCCGCCGGTGGTTTGGCGGGAACGTTGTCCGGGGCTGCGGCTGGGGCCGCGCTCGGCACGATGCTTCTGCCGGTCATTGGTACCGCTGTTGGCGGCCTGATCGGCGGTGTTCTCGGCAATATGGGCGGTGACGCCTTGGGTGGCTACCTCGGTAAGTCGGCATTTGGTACGCCTGACGCGCTGAAGCGGATGCCGGCGGCCGGGCCGCTGATGATGGCTGCGGCCGGCAAGGACATCCCGCCGGTATTGGGCGGAATTTCCCGGTCATTCGCACCCTCGACCACCGGGCCGTTGATGCTGACCCATCCCGGCAAAGGCGCTGGGCCCGGGGCGAGCGTCGCGGCTACGGCGGCAGCGGCGGCGCCCGTCATGCCAGCGCCGCCGGTGTCGTATGACCCGCGCGACCTGGAGTCGAAAGACGCCATGTTGCTGCCGCACTTTGCCAACAAGGTGCGCTTTCCGGGTTCTGAGCTGCGTCGACCCAAGGTCATTAAGTCGGGTTTGGAAGATCCCGCCCCGCAACCGGGTGACGCCGCGAAAGCCATGATGTTGCCCCCGGCCAGTGCGGACGCGGCGGCCGGGGCACTGGTCAAGCCGATGGCGGCGAAAGCGGAGGCGGCCAAGGTCGAGTCGAACGTAGCGATTCAGGCGCCGTTCTCGCTGACGGTCAACGGCGACGTGAAGGATGGCAATCAGCTTTTTGCGCAGATCAAGCCGCAGCTCGATCAGTACTATCGCGACATGGCCAAGCAGGTGGGGAGCGCTCAACTGTTTGACGCGCCGCACGTTTAATCGGGAGGGCATATGTCTGATCAAAACAAGACCGCATTGCAGCGATTACAGTCGGGGCTGGGTTTCCTGGCCTCGGCCGGGGAAACCGGGCGGCGCAGCCTGGACGGCATGTTGGGGCCAGTGAATGGTGCGATCGGGGAAATCACCGGCGCCGCGTCCGAGCTGGAGGGGCTGCCCTTTGTCGGGCCGGCGGTCGGCGCCCAGCTTCAGCGCGTCATGCGTGGGGTGAATGCCGCTCAGGCCCAGGTCGGGAAAGTGGTGGCCATGTACGGCACGGCCACCCGGGCGCTGTCGCAAATTGATGAGCGCATGGGCGTGCTGAAGGAGCAGGCGGGCAAGGCGGCGACGGCGATCGGCAAGATCGCCGGCAAGGTCAGCCCGGCGCTGGCCAACATTGTGCCCACGGGGGCGTTTGCCACGGACCAGACGCCGGCACCGGAGGCGGTGAAACCGTTCCCGCACCTGCTGATCATCCAGCCGCAAGATCCCAAGGCGCAGCCGTACTTCTTCAACCTCGACACGGCGGCCTTTGACGAACTGCGGCGCTCGACCGAATTCCGCTGGGCCTCCCAGGAACGTCTGTCGCGGCGACCGGCGCAGCAAGGTGTAGGCATGGGGGACGAAAAGATCACGCTCAAGGGCGCGATTTTCCCCGGCTTCAAGGGCGGTCTGAAGCAGCTCGACACCCTGCGCGCACTCGGCGCCCAGCTCAAGCCGCTGACCCTGACCACGGGTTATGGCGACGTGCTGGGCACCTGGTGCCTGAAAAGCATCGAGGAAGAACAAAGCTCGCTGATGCAAGGCGGGATCCCGCGTAAACAAGGGTTCACTCTGGAGTTTGGGCACTATGGCGACGACATGCAGAACGTCTGATGGGGATCTGCTGGACACCATCTGCCATAACTTCTATGGCCACCTCAACGGCAGCGTGGAAGCGGTACTCGATGCCAATCAGGGGCTGGCCGAAGAGGCGCAGCCCTATCGCGACGGTGTGGTTATCGTGCTGCCGGATCTGGCGCCGCCGGCTCAGGAGCAGGTGACCTTGTGGGACTGATGCCGTCCGGAGTATTCGCCGGCGAATGATCGCGTTACGCGTAACGAACCGTGACTACCTTGAGCCCGCCTTGTGCGGGTTTTCTTTTGGAAGCAATCCATGACCCCTATGTTTCGTATCGTGGCCGATGGTGCCGATATAACCGGCCTGATCAACGATCGGCTGATACAGCTCAGCACCACCGACAAGCCGGGCATGGATTCGGACACGTTCGAATTGCGCATTGATGACCGTGATGGGCTGGTGACGTTACCCCGGCGCGGGATCGGCATTGAGATCTATCTGGGCTATGTCGAGACGGGACTGGCTCGCCTGGGCCGCTACGTGGTCGATGCGGTCACGGTGTCCGGTCCGCCGGATACGATCGTGATCAAGGGCAAGGCCAGCGACATGCGCGGCAGTGGCAAGACCGTGCGCAGCGGGAGCTGGGAGGACGTGCCGCTGTCGAAAATTGTCGGTGATATCGCCGCGCGCAACGAGTGGCAGGCGGTGTGCCCGGTGTCGACGAAGGTCGCCCGGGCGGACCAGCTCAGCGAATCGGATTTTAATTTCATCACGCGCCTGGCTAAACAGTACGACTGCACCGCCAAGGTCGCCGATGGCAAATTGTTGGTGATGCCGCGTCAGGGTGGGCAGACCGCCAGCGGCAAGGCCTTCGGTGCGATCACCCTGACGCGCCGCGACGTGAGCCGCTGGCAATTCAACCTTGAAGATCGCAACACGCACAAGTCGGTGGGGACCAAGCACCAAGACCCTAAAACCGGGAAGCTGGTGGTCGTGTCCCTGGAGAATGACGACCTGCCGGCCGGCCTGCCTTCGGTGCATACCGATCGGCATATCTACCACAACAAGACCGCCGCCGAGGCTGCTGCCAAGGCGCGCTTGGCCGCGTTTAACCGCTCGAGCGCCGGCGTGCGTTTCGAAATGGCCGGCCGCACGGATCTGTTCGCCGAACGCTCGATCATTGCCCAGGGCTTCAAGGTCGGCCTCGATGGCGAGTACCTGACCGACTCCGTTGAGCAGGTGTATACCCAGGCCGGCTGGTCGACCACGGTGGAGTGCAACGGCGGCAAGGCCGGCAAGGCGAAGGCCAAAGGTAAGAAACCGAAGAAGGTCGCGAAGCCGCTCAAGGTCGTGACCCTGTAAACGCGCCATTGCGCAATCCCTGACCGCCGCGAGCGGTTTTTTTATCCCTGGAGTTTGTATGTCCATCACGGAACAGCAATTGCTGCGAATCCTCCCGAACGCCCGCCGCCAAGCGGGCGTTTTTGTATCCGCCCTGAACACGGCGATGGCCCATCGGCAGATCAACACACCGACGCGGCAGGCTGCGTTCCTGGCCCAAGTCGGGCACGAATCTGGTCAACTGCAGTACGTCCGGGAGCTGGGTGGCGATCAGTACCTGAGCAAATACGACACCGGCAACCTGGCTGAAAAACTGGGCAATAGCCCGGAACCGGACGGAGATGGCCAGCGCTATCGCGGTCGCGGCCTGATCCAGGTGACCGGCCGCAACAATTACCTGCGCTGCAGCTTGGCACTGTTCGGTGACGAGCGATTGTTGCGCACCCCTGAGCTGCTCGAGCAGCCGCAATGGGCGGCCGAGTCGGCGGCGTGGTTCTGGTGGGTACGTGAGCTGAACACCCTGGCGGATCGGGATGAGTTCGAAGCGATCACCCGCAAGATCAACGGGGGGCTCAATGGCCTGGCCGATCGGCTGCAACTGTGGACCCGGGCGAGGGCAGTGTTATGTGTGTCGTCGACCTGATCCCCGCATCGTACCGGCTGTTAGCCATTGGCGTGCTGCTGACCGCATTGGCCGGCGGATCTGCCGCGTCGGCCTGGAAGGTTCAGGACTGGCGTTACGGCCAGCAACTCGCCGAACAGGCCGGCCTGCACAAGGACGATCTGATCGCCATCAGCAACGCCACCGCTGATCAACTGCGCACGGCACAGGACCATCGTCTGGCCCTGGAGCAGCGGCTGTCGGCCAGTGAACAAACCCACTACAAGGAACTGAGCGATGCTCAACACAACCAGGCTCGCCTGCGCGATCGCCTTGCCACTGCTGATCTGCGGTTGTCGGTCCTACTCGACGCCACCGCTGCAGCCAGTGGTGACACAGTGTCAGCCGCCACCCCAACCGGCGGCGTGGTTCATGGAGGAGCGCGTGCCCAACTTGACCCAGCGAATGCTCAACGAATTATCGGCATCACCGATGCCGGCGACCAAGGATTGATTGCCTTGGCGGCCTGTCAGGCCTACGCCAAAGAAGTCTCAACAGCGAAGTGAAAAAGAGCGACCGGAGTGGATGCGTCAACATCCAACCCGGTCGCCGTCCCTGCAGATTGCCCCTGCAAGTCCAGCCAAGGCTCTTACTCCGTGCACGAAGCGCGGCGAGCCTAGCACCTGTTTATCCATACAGTAAAGGCCTTGCTATCAATGTCTACACCCATCATCCCTTGGATGGGCGGCAAACGCCGCCTAGCCGACCGTCTCATCCCGCTCTTCCCGCCACACGAATGCTACGTCGAAGTCTTTGCCGGCGGTGCCGCACTCTACTTCATGCGACCCCAGGCAGCGCCGGTCGAAGTTCTCAACGACATCAACGGCGACCTGGTCACGCTGTACCGCGTCGTGCAAAACCACCTTGAAGAGTTTGTGCGCCAGTTCAAATGGGCGCTCAGCTCGCGCCAGGTGTTCGAGTGGCAGAAGATGACCCGTCCCGAAACCCTCACCGACATCCAGCGTGCCGCCCGATTCTTCTACCTGCAGCACCATGCCTTTGCCGGCAAGGTCACTGGGCAGACGTTCGGTACCGCTACAACCGGCCCGGCTATCAACCTGCTGCGGATCGAGGAAAACCTCTCGGCCGCCTGGCAGCGCCTGTCCGGCACTTACGTCGAAAACCTCCCTTGGCTTGAATGTGCTGAACGCTATGATCGTGCCCACACCTTCCACTACATGGACCCGCCTTACTGGCAGACCGCCGGCTATGGCGTCGAATTTCCGTTTGAGAACTACGAGCGCATGGCTGACTTCATGCGGCGCTGCAAGGGCAAGGTGATGGTCAGCATCAATGACCACCCTGATATCCGCCGGGTGTTTGAGGGCTTCCACTTCGAGACCTTGGACATCCGCTATTGCAACACCAATCAACGGCAGGGCAAGGCCGAGGTGAGTGGTGAACTGGTGATCATGAACTGGGAGCCGGCAGAGTTGGGAGGATTGTTCTGATCACCATGGAGCGTATCCCGGGCAACCGACACCCCAGAGCTGCAACAGCTCAGTAAGTTTTATCAAAAACTCAACGGTCGCCATAAGAAGAGTCAGCACATTCATTTTTTATTCTCGCAAAGAAATATGCCGCGCTTAATGGCGCGGTAGCTGAGAGGGAGGAAGTGAATCTGTTTTTAAACTAGTTGTTTAAAGCAGCGTTCGTCAATGGTTTATCGCAATTAATTGAACTTTAGGCGGCGAGCACGTCGGATACATTGCCCTAGGGCTATGGGTGTATATGGCGAGCGGGGATTAGGGGTATGGGTGTATATGACGAGCGAGGATTAGGGCTTTGGGTGTATATGGGGTGTTGGTTTTTCTCCGGCTGTTTATTACACGAAAAGTGGAAGTTACGTACGTACTTAAGTAAGTAACTGTCCCGCCATTTTCTGTAAGTATGGACGGAAGTAGTCGTTATTGCTGGGCTTGGCTAGTTGAAAGGGCTTACACATTAACGCTGTTAATTACACAAAAAGTGTAAATCATGTCGTAAACACTTCAACCGCATCGAGCTGATCAAAGCAGTAATGGGTCGGCCGGTGCAATAAGTGCTGCACCCTGATTGCGGACATTGCCTACTGCGCGATCAACCTTGAACCACTCGAATGCCTCGGTCGGCTCTCCCTGAAGCAGCACTATCTGTTCGGCGCGCTCCTTGGGCGTGCCCGGGTCCAGCCATTCGCGAGCGAGTTCCGGTGATAACGTCACTGGCCGCCGGTCGTGTATGTCCACCATGCCGCCGGCGCTGTCGGCGGTGATGATGACGAAGCCATCATGCTCGCCTGGTTCGTGCTCGCCGATGGGATATTGGCCAATCGCCGCGCAGAGGATTGGTGTCCGGTCGCGGTGGCGAATTAGGTAGGGCTGTTTCTTCGGCCCGCCTTCATCAACCCACTCAAACCAGTTGTCGATCGCGATGATCGCCCGGTGTGGCCAGATCGCTCTGAAGAATGGGCCATGGGCGACTTTCTCGACCCTAGCATTGATCGGTGCGGCGCGGTCTTTGGCCCAGTGCGGGCGCCAACCCCAGCGAACCATGTCTGCGCGCAGGTATTCTCCATCCCGGTGAAAGAGGGCGAGCTGCGTGGTCGGCGCGGCGTTATAGCGCTCGAAAGGCTGGTCGCCGGCATAGTTGATTAGGGCGTTTGGGATGCTGAGTGCCGCGACGAAGTCGTGAATGCCCCGGTACTGGGAAAGGCGTCCGCACATGATTGCACCCTCCGGCTGTGTATTCAGGGTAGACCAGCGGCCAAAGGCTTCGTTACAAACCCTCTGCCAGCGCATCTCGGGCAATCTTCACGCCGGTCAAAACGATCAAGGCAAGCGGGGCAGGTGCGGAACCTGGCTAGATCGAGACGCGGCCGCACTCTTTCGAAAGCACCTAGATCACAGCCCTCTTTGGCAACTTGGGCAGCATCCACCAATGCGCGGTAGAGGTCGGGATCCTCGATCGGCTCGTAGGTGACGCCCTCGACTGTTCTTCCCGTTTCTATGAGATCGTACTGCTGCCCATCCGGTAGGGTTAAGGTAAGCCCGGTAATTCTCGCAATTACCCCGGACGGGTTGAATACAAGGTTCGCTCCAGTGGCATCGCGGTAAATTTTCCCGTCATAGGAGGATCGCGCACCGTCGGCCAGCGTGCTCGTGGCATAGAAAATTGAACGCCCAATCTTGCCAAACAGCTCGGTGCTTCCGTGCCGCATGACGTCGTAGGCAGAGGCGCCGCAGTAGCGGCTCGGCGTGGTCTGCAATTCTTCCACGGCGTGCCAGTAGGCGGCGTTCGCCATCTCGTTCAGGTCGAACTGCTGGAGTTTATCGATCAACCCCTCGACGACCAGGGTCGCGCTCATTGAATGAAGGGTCTGTCGGTGGGCTTCAGGGTTCTGCATTCGAAAGTCGTGGTCGTCGAGGGTCGAGCGCCACTGCTGAAGCCTCAGCGCTTTAGCCTGGTCGAAATTCATGGGAACGAGCTCGTTGTACAAATACTGGTTGCATGTACAGTACTCGAGGCGTAACTATCGTGGCGAGGGTGAGGCGACGAGCAGCAGGATTTAAGCTAGATGAGAGGACCGCTATCGACCCATAGCGGACTGTGCTCATGGTTCACATCTGAATTTGCAGTCGACGGCGCAGCAAATTGTCCAACCACTCCTCTGCGCGGCGCGACTGGTTCTGCACGTGGTAAGGGAAGTGCTGCCGCATTCGACGGAGCTTGGGATCTAACGGTGCCTCGCTAGCACAGTACTTGCCCCCTAGGCAGATCCTCGGCAAATTGATGACCGCGCTACGTAGGCGGGGCGCTTCTCCCGACGTCGCCGAGTACCATTCTGGTTATAAATGGGGTGGCATCTGAGCGGCCATTGTACGCTCAGATGCTACTGCTTTTCTAATTATTGAACCCTGCTATGAAGTTCTCATAGGAACCCTGTGCTCCAGAAAGGTGAGCATTGAGGGTCTGCAATGGTCTCCCCAACTTAAAGCGTCGCTGTTGACCAGCCCCTCGGTTCTCGATTTCTTCGACGACTTTGGTGGAAATCAAATCAGGTAAGGTATAATCAATAAAGGTTTGACCCCGATCACCCAACTTAATCTTAATCACAGACTCGCTGATATGGGTGCTGCGCATAAAATAGCGAAATAACTTCTCAACACTTACGAGTCTTTCATCCATCGACAATGACTCAACATCCACTGCCTCCGCTACTTCTCCGCCATTCAAAAAAGTATTGTGCTTAGCTAGATAAGCCTTGATAGCATTTGGCTCCCAAATTTCCAGACTCGTTTCGTCGAACCGAATGGAATCAATAGTGCACGAGGTGAAAGTATTACGACCAATATTTGTCGAAGGAAAAAGCCTCAACTGCCCAAAAGTACACTCTACAAATTCACACGAAGCAATCTCCGTGGCTTCATAACTGCTATGCGAAAAATAACACTTGAAAAACAAGATTCCGCTTAACTTACAATCACGCATAGAATCTACGCCGAAGACCATACCTTCTAATTCAAGCCCATTAGAATCTATGTCGCTGATAATTTTTAGTACTAGGTTGCCACAATTCTCTTTTGTATAAGAGGCCTGCCCATCGAGCTTGCTAATTGAAGCAAGAAATTTAGCCACCTCAAGTTTTTTATCGTCGCTCTCTCTCCTTACAGCCCGAATAAATTCGAGCTGAGAATTTTCAGGCAGAATACCTCGACGCAGCACGCTCAGCGCTTCAGAAGCCGCGCTTTTGGTTAGCGGAAGAACGATGCGTGCTAGGCCGTCGCCTAAGAAGTACTGACGAAATTCATCATGATCAAACTCCACCGCAAGATTAATGTCAGGAGACGCAATAAGTAACGCATGCCCTCTAATCCGGTCGCGCACCTGCTGGGATTGCAATGAAGACTTACGCTTCAACTCACAGAAATACTCAGCTACAACGTCCAAATGATCTTGCTTCAAGTACTCAATACGACTTTCCCACATATTGATGGCAATTAAAGATAAAAGCTCACAATGTTCCTCCACCGTGATTAAGGTTGCCCCCATTTCGCCGGATCTATCAATCCACTTTTCGTTGGCTTCGCGCTCAATAATGCTACGAACAAAGACAGAAAAGAAATCCGAACCGGACGCATGAATTTTCTCAATGAATTCCTCGAGCGACACACTTTCTTGTGCGATGTCAACTAATCGTCGTACCAATACGGGTCGTGTTAATAGAGAATGATCCGAGCCTAAACGTTCCGCGACCCTCTGATAAATCTCTCTTGAATTTTTCAGCTTGCGATTATTGCAATACTGTAGGAATTGAGCTTCTTCCCATCTATTCAGTTCTAGCTTAGAGAAGCCCACTGAAAAACTGCTGATAGTATCGTAAAGTTTTTCTTGCGACTTAAGATTTTCAAATTCAAAATAAGCTTTACGGGCAGCAATAACAACTGCTCCCGTAGAATTCAATGCACCGACCAGAATACCCATCGCAGATAGAGCTTCTCCGGAGCTGTTCTCTACGAACATTTCCTCAAAGCCATCGAATGCTGGGATAATCACACCCATCCTGACGAGAGCCAAAAAAGAATTGTAATACAGAAACGGAAATCTATATTTATTCTGCAACGCCCCAACGGTGATATCATCAAAACGTAAAAAATGTCTGCCCCCCAGAATAATGGGAACTAAAAGCCAATCCGAACTGCCTTCCGAAAACTTAGCCGCTTGTTTTCTAGCAGCCGCATTGATTAGTGAGGTCTTACCCTCACCCGCATCGCTTGTGACATAAAGCACAGTTGTTTCGAGCGGGCTATCTGTATCCAACGTCTTTAGTGTTTCGCTGAGCGCATCTGCGATGTGAAAAACTTTCCCATCTGGACTTGCTTCCAAGGTCGGTAAAAGGTCAGCTGCTGGGGAGACAAAATTTGGATGATTGGGAATCTGCTCAAGAATTCGCGAGCTTAATAGCTGCAATTTCGCCAACCTTTCGACTATCCACCTGCTCGCAGAGATCTCTCCAGCCCCTTCATTAATGAAAATATCTCCAAACTTCGAGGAAATCACAGCTTCAACGACATCGCCATTAATAGGAAACATCATTCGCTGACTATCAAAGATGATCTCCGACCCAGGATCGGCAAATGTTGCCACAATAGATTTAAAAGTATCGATCTGCATTATTGTATCCCTAACTCGATTAGCGTCGAAGATCCCACTTTTATCGGCAACAACGCATTACTCATTTGCGGATGCACCCGAACAACATTAGCGCCCCTCAACAGCAACGTTCTAATTGGAGGTAAGAAATCATCGTCCGCACTTAATATGAAGATAAAATCGTATGCTTGATTGGCGAGATACATCAGGTCGCAAGTGAGCATAGTATCGACAAGCTTTTGCTCGTGCCTATAAACCAGCGAGTTTCCACCTGTAACACAGCCCTGCGTCGGACAACTTCCTTTTTGCAGAAGCTTTTTCGCTAAAGGTAGAGGGCAGGTCAAGGTGCTACAGCCGACAGATGCAGGAGTTTCCACACGTATATTGCTTGGGCGCCCCTTTCTGCGATAAGTATTGAATAACTGATGGCCCGGCTCTTCCAACAGCGAAACAGCGAGCTCCGCTGTCGTTCTTAAAACGATTATCCCACCGCGATCATTCGGAACGCGCAATAAAGCGGGAAACTCGCTATGAATATTTACGGAGAGTTGCTGCGACAATACGCTTAGATTATCGCCCTCATACCACCCGCCGTATAATCGAACTTCACAGGCTCCCATGCTCTTGAGAAACATCTCCGAAGCTTGAGTAAGTGTTTTTTGCACGACATCTAAAACCCCTGCAGACTTCTGAAGGGGGCTAAGATTATCGTAATCAATACATATAGCTATCTTCATTCTTAAACCGCACCATAAGGCAAAAAGAGAATAGGTTTAAGATAATGGGTCTCAAACGGACCATTTATGCGATTCATCTCCACCATAGTGATACTCGCGCTGGAGAAGGCAACCAAACTGTGAATACAACTAGGGAAGCCAATAATAGGGTAGAGCCTATGCATGGGATCCTTCCAAGCAAGGTTGAAGTGGGTTTTCCAGTACAGCTGACAGGAGCTTAGCACGGGTTGAGCAGGTCATTACCACTACCGACCTGCGAAGTAGAGTGGTTTTGTAGTGGACGAATCTCGTCCCCCCGTTGCTTCAGCTCCTGTGCATTGGGCAGCTCTTGAGGCCGGTCCGCCCCGCCTCGCTGCTTTCATATTTTCGCGGCGGTGATCGTGTGCCTCGCAGAGCAAGAGACCGTGGAGCCGGTGGCGACTAAAAGTGGGGGTGTAGCTAGGGTTCGGGCTTGCCAGCACCCGTACAACACACATCTTGTCGTCTCTCGCTACGTGTAAAACTGCACCGCTATGCGTCTAGGTTTTGCTCAGTGATTTCAAATTGCACTGAATTCGGGGTTTTCCGCAGTCCTTAACACGCAGTAGAAGGAAGCTAAGCCGGCATTCTGAAGATGGCGCGGGAAGGCTCAGGGATGAAATGACTACAACGGGTCATAAGCAGCTTCTGGTGAACGTCCGCTATTGGCCGATAACTGTCATTCAGGCGTCATCAGGACTGCGAGCGTAAGCTTGATGAACTCTTCGTTCTTATCGATGGTGTCCAACGCGCCGCGCACATTGTCGGCGACATCGGCCGATCCGCGCTGCTCAACCCAGTTCGAGAGTTCCAGGATGGCGGCTTCGAGGGCGAGCTGATTTTCGTTGATCTTGAATAGCAGGGAAGGGAGCAGGTCTGAATTTGGCAAGGCGATTCCTCCGTGGAAGATTCAGCGTAGCAGGCGGCAACGGCGGTGACACATACGGGGGCGCAGATCCAGAGCGCCAATGGGGGTACATTCGGGCTGATGCCGGGCTGGAGGCAGGGGAGAAAGAGGAAAAATCCGTTCCGCAACCCAAAACTGGCTCCTTGAATGCCGGAGGATACAGGCCTTTAAAAATCAGTAGCTTGCGGAATGGTAAAGCTGCTAACCTATTGAAATAGCTTGTTTTGTGGATGGATTGCAAATCCACCTACGCCGGTTCGATTCCGACCTCGGCCTCCACTTTAAACGAGCTCCGTAGATCTATGATTTACGGAGCTTTTTTATTTGCACCGTCCTGCAAGATTTAGTCTTGAAAAGGCCGGTCGCAAACTTGCTTCACCGGAGCGGGATGTATATATTTCCCCCTCTGCTGCACAGGCGTCAGAACTGCCAGATCGTTATTTGACAGCCTTCAGACTGCTTCACCGCGCTACCGCCCGAATGGCGAAACTGGTAGACGCATGGGACTTAAAATCCCCCGCTCGTAAGGGCGTGCCGGTTCGATTCCGGCTTCGGGCACCATCTAAAATCAAGGGTTTGCGGGCGAAAGCTGATGCAAACCCTTGTTTGTTTCTGGTCCGCTATTTTAGAGTTGGTCCGCAATTCACTTAGTTGGTGAGACTTTCTTGCCCTTGCGGTTGCGGATGTACTGTTCCGTCATAACAACGGTGGTATGCCCAAGTTGATCCTTGGCCTGCATGATGTCGCCACTCGATTCAGCCTTGTCCGTACCGGCTTTAGCGCGTAAATCACGCATTTGAAACTCGGACTTCGCGACACCTGCTGCCTCCCTGGCCAGGTCAAACCTTCCCCGCAACATTGCCACCGTCATTGGTGTGCCATCCTCCGAAACGATCAGCCGCGTCGAGCGGACCCTATGTTCTTTTTTTCGGGACATGATTCGATCGATTGCCAGGCCGTAGTCGCTGCCCAGCGCGATTTCTTTACGGTCCTCGACCGTCCCCGGGGTTAATCTCTGGCGCCAGGTACGACAGGTCTTCTTCCAACTGACCGAAGTAGTAGAGGTGTTCACCATCGCTGCCCCATTCAGGCTGGGCGGTGGCCCAAGTGCGGGCAGGAAGGCAATCGGGACATGTCTTGAAACTGGCCATGTCGCCATCCCAGCAGCCGGTAATGAGCTGATACTGCTGACCTGGCTGAATCGGCCCGCAGCACTCACAGCATTTATGCTGCTTGCGAGCGGTGGGCGTGGATTCCGTTTGAAAATCGGACATAGCGATTCCTCGCCCGCCGTTCACCGGCAGGCTGTATGTGGATTAATGGGATACGCTGGAAAGCAGGCGGCGTGAGAATGCAAACGATCTCTCATCACGGATGAATCAAATGAAACTGATTTGGTTAGTGCTTGTTGTTGGTCTGTTGGCTTGGAAGTTTTCCCCTGACGTACAGTCATGGACTGAGGCGAGGCTATCGAATCAACAGGTAACCTCCAAAGTCATGACTGCGCAGAAGCCCGTTGCGGCTCGATTCAAATGTGATGGCCGCAAGCGCTGTTCGCAGATGACCTCGTGCGCAGAGGCCAAAAACTTTCTGCAGAATTGCCCGGGAATGGAAATGGACGGAGACGACGACGGGATACCGTGTGAGACGCAGTGGTGTCGATGACCGTTCACCGGCAGGCTGGTAGGTGGAGGAGGGGTTAGGCTGTGGCTTTGGAGGCCAGCTCGCAGTCAGCGGCCAGTTTCAAAAGGTTGAGGGTTGTCGGCCTGAAGCTTCCGGTGTCGGGATAGCATTCAAACTCATGACCTTCCGGGAAAGATTCGAACGGGCCATGCCAGGGCCAATTCGTCTTCCAGTCTGCCCATGCGGTATATGCGTTCTGTCCTTCACCCCGGTAGTCGGTACCGCCGCCGATACTCCATACGTGGCTAACGCGGGTGCGCTGCTTGTAAGCAAGCTCGCTCGGCTCGTCTTTGTCGATCCAGACGCCAACGAATATCGACGGGGCAATTTCGACCAGGCGCCTGCTGAGCTTCTTCTCGATACGGGCCTTCATCGCCGTGGCCCCGAGTAGATGAGCCAGGCCATGTAAGCGAGGGCTGGGAGGATCATGGCGTCACCTCGCGCCGAGCCTACTGCACATATGGGCCGTCTTCGGTGTCGAAAATACCGAGTAGAAACCAGTCATACGCCGGCGGCGTTTCGGGCTGCCATCCGAGGCAGTGACAGGCGTCATCATCCCAATAGGGATGGGCTTCTAAGTCCGACTCCATGTGCCAGCCGACCATTTTGAGACTCTGGCCATCGAGCCACGCTTTGTAGGCTTCGTGGTCTTCGTCGAATTCTGGGATGCCCGGGTGATACCAATACCCGTCCTCGTCGCGCACAACATCAACGGGGCCAATCAACTTTTCTTCAGGCATGACTGTTCCTTTGCCGCTATACCGGCTGACTTTGAAGGGGGAGGGAGTTACGGGTAGTTGGTGCTGATGCGCTTGGCGATGGCTTCGAGCTGCTCGGCCATTCCCCACATGTCGTTGTTGTCGCGGCGGGAGACGACGGCGGCGCGCTGGACGTTGCGGTCAATCAGAATTTTCGCTGCCAGCAGGATCAGCCAGGCTTCGAACTTGCGGCGAATGAATGGCTTCATGGTCTACACCCCCGGACGGCCTTTGAAGGCGAGCCAGATGTAGTGACGGCCCTTGACGGTGACCTTGATCTTGCTGGTCTGCCTGTTCCAGTTGATCAGGCGAAGCTCTTCAAGGATGGTGGTCAGCGTGTGACCCTGGTGCCAGGCGGCCAGCGCCTTGATGCAGCCTTGGGCGAGCAGACCCCGGTAATCGGTGTGACCGAAGTTGGTGCCTTGGAACACGCTCTGCATCTGCTCGTCTGTCACCAGGTCGGTGACGGCGTTCACGTCCGGGTCGCGCCGGTAGCACTTATGGGTCATGGTCATTCGCCTTGGTTGGCCAGTGTGTTGAGGCGCATGCCCGATGTGCCGGGGATCTGATGGTCGCGCTCAGTTTGCGATTTGGCAGTGGCATCCATCGCGGCGCGCAAGGCAACTTCCAGCAGATCCGCCCGCTCATCCGCTGCGTTCAGGCGCAGCTGCAGAGCTTGTTCCCGAGCTTTGACGTCCTCGAAATGCTGCGCCAGCGTGCACGCGAAGTCGCCGGCCAGTCGCTCATTGATGTACTGGCGGTAGTCGTGACGCTTGAGCACGGTCTTGAACAGGTTGGCGATGTAACCGCGGCCACCCAGGTCGAAGCCAGGATCGGCCGGTTTGTTTTTCTGTGGGCATGGGGATACCTCGTGGGCAGCTATAATTCACGATTCATAGGGAGGAAATGGCTATGGCTACTTTCATTGTTACTGCGGCTAGACATACCGAGGGCGGAAAGCTGATCGCGCTTCAGGGGCAAGAAACCCATGGCCACGTGGCCAACACTTTGCCCGGCGAATCATCAGAGCATCGCGACTTTTCCGTACCTGAAGTGCTGGGCTTGATCGAGAGGGGAGATGCGTTCTACTTGGCATTTGGCCCGTTCGATTCCCGGGTCAATGGCGGTCTGATCATTCCTGATGGTAAGGGGTCGTTGTCAGAAGGTGAGGGTAGGCAAGGCAGGTGCATTGCCGATCTTCCTTCGTTCTGAAGGCGGGCTTATCCTTATGCAGCTTTCAGCAAGGCTTCGATGACTAGTTGACCGGCCAGCGGCTGCACTGCATTGCCGGCCATGTGCATGGTCAGGCGGTGGTTATCGGGGCGCAGGGTGCTGGTGGGGAAAGATTGGGCGGCCAACGCTTCGTTGGCGCTGAGCATCCGCATCTCGTTGCCACGTACCAGCGCCCATCGATCCAAAGTAGTGATGGTGCCGATTGGTCGACCCATGTCCCTACCTGTGAGCCCTGAGCCTTTACCGTAGTAGGGCATGATGAACTGGTCACCGAAGCGAGCCCGCCCATTTGCCACACGCGCAAGGGTTGCTGCGGCCCGGCCCGGCTTGTCGATGGGTGACCACTTACCGGCATTGAAATCTAGGAAGCTGGTGGTTGGTACATGCTGGCGCCGGTGCAGCTCGAGCATCAGCGGAGCTTTGCTGCGGGTCAGAACCAGAAACAGGCGAACACGGTGCTGAGGAACACCATGGTCAGCGCAATCGACGATGTGCGGCGCGACCTGGTATCCGAGAGCCTGAACGGCTGCAAGCCAAGCTGGATAAAGTGTCCACTCCATGAATTCAGTTACGTTTTCCAGCAGTCCGCCTTCGGGCCGGTGAAACTCCAGTGCCGACACAACAGCCCAGGCAGTTGAGCGACTGGCGTCGTGCTTTGGATTTCCCGATTTCTTGCCGCGTGCCTTCGAATGGCCTTGGCAGCATGGGGAGGCCAGAAGCAGATCATGCCCCGGGACCTTCTCCCACTCCGCCTAGCGCAGGTCCTGACAGACATGCTGCGTGCGAGGGTGGTTGGCACTATGCCATTTCACCGCTTCGGGCCAATGGTTGGCGGCCCATACAACCTCGACGCCGGCATTGCGCGCACCAGTACTCCATCCGCCGAGTCCGGCGAACAAATCGATTGCTGTGGTCATAGAATGTCCTGATGTTTAGGATTCTGGTTTTCAGGTGATGTAGGTCGGTTTTATGAAAGACTTCGTTCTATACGTTTCGTTGGTAACTGGCATGCTTTCAGCCGTGTTCTGGACAATCTCGGCCTATGTGAAAGTAAAACCTAGTCCGGAAGTTCCAGATGAGAACGGCATGTTTGACGCTAGGCTGATTATCGATGGTGCTGACATAGAGCCTACGATGCGTAAGCAGTCGATCTGGAACAGTCGGGCTGCACTTGCTGCAGCTTTAACAGCCGTGTTGCAGGTTGCTTACAACGCTTGGCCGTCAGCGATGTGATGAGCGGTGTCACCGTCATAGCACTACATGGCATGTCGGTCTGCTGGCGTGATTCGTTGAAGTGGGGTATTTGTGTTCGGCCCGGCATGGAGCCGGATCAAGGAGATCGAAATGGTGTTAGCGGATAGGCCGTACCCAGTTGTCTATGAGCATCGAGGCGTTAAAGCGAAAATTGATTTCGAATGGGATAGCGACAGTGATTCTGTGCCAACAGGACTTAGAATCGCTGTAGAGAACAAAGAAAGCCGGGTTGAAGCAATCCGTGAAAATGCCAAGTACAACAGCTTCAATGAGGCGTTAGCCCGCGGTAAAGCATTGGCGAGGCTAGACATCGATTTGACTCTTGGGCCTGATCTTTCGGCTTGAAAACAGTACTCAACGCAATAGGTGAGGGTGGGTCAGGCGGTGATCCGCTCGCCGATCACCGTGGTGGTGAAGCTCACCGAGTACTCGGTCACCAGTTCGAAACTGCCGTCGCAGGTATCGCACTCCATTTTTTTATCGCCGTAGTCCTCCGATTCAATGTGGATGACTGTGGCGCAGTGCGGGCACTTACACTCGTCTTGGCAGCGATAATCCCACTCGTTGTATTTGCCCTCGGCGACCTTTGCCAGTGCCGCGGCTTTGGCCTGGGCATCTTCCGCATCTTGGCAGGGCTTGCAGGTCCAGCCATCAGGGTGACTCCATGGCGTTTCTGCCAGCTTTGACCGGTGAATGCTGCACAGCCGGCAAACGTCGTGCTTATCGCAAACGCTGTAGTTCCACTGTTCGCCTGTGCCGTTGCACTTCGCGCAGCCAGAAACCCAGTACCAGACGCCGTCGATACGCTCGGCGTACAGACCTACCTCGGGCGGGGCCAGGCGCACTTCAGGAAGACCATTGCGATGTGGCTTGCCGTGCAACGCGTGATTCTAGATGTTGGTGCTGCCGGAGCGCAGGCGCTCCGTCCATTCGCCGGAGATTTCCGGAATCAGGATCTTCGTGTTCTTGTCCATGGCGTATCTCCAGTCAGGCGCCGCCCTCCGTGACCGGATGCGACAGTGGTGGGGGTATCTATAGTGGCTGATTGCTATAAGATTCTCGGCCATCACATGGCCATGGCCGCTAATCAAAAAGGATTTATATGAAGCTGAAAATTACCGCGCTTAGCCTTCTGGCTGTCTTGGCTGGCTGTACCACCGCAGGACCCTACGTCACCAACATTTCCAGCGATGGTCGCAACGGCCTGAACATCGAGAAGTGTGCGGTGAAGATGAACGCATTCATGGGTACTGTTAGCACCGCAGAGTGCACTACTCAAAATTTGCAGCTAAGTCGCAGTAACTGAAGTCGGATCGACGATTTCGTCTTCGGGCTCGCCAGGGTCTTTTGCCAGCGTGCACAGGCTCTGGGTGCGGAGCGAGCGCGACACCTTTTCGGTAACTACATAAGGTGTCGTGACACACTCAAGCATCCCCGCGGCGGTATCGAAGTCGGCGGCGACAGATTTCGCAGCAACCGCTGATGGATGTCCTGTTGATTGTTGATGCCGTGCTCTTTCATTACTCGCTTGAGGTCGGACTTGAATACCCCGGCGACTTCAACCGAGAACTTCTCGATGCCCAGCTCGGCATTCTTGGCCACTTCCTTCTCGCGCTTCTTACGCTGCTTGATGGCTTCCGCCGTCGGCTCCTGCTCTTCCTCGGTCATGGCCTGCCTCTCCAATTCAGTGGGCCGGTAGATCCAGCCATGTTTGTCGTCGGCGCTGGCGCACCTGGTGGTTGATGCGTCTCACGCTGCTACCTTCACTTGATGCCAGGCGCCGGCGGCGTAGAACAGCTTCGCAACGTGAACAAGATGAAAGTCGGCGGTTACACCGCGCAAATCGAGTACAGCGAAGAAGATGGGCTGTTCATCGGACATATCGCGGGCATCAAGGACATCGTTGGCTTCCAGGGCGAGTCAGTCGATGCATTGCAAGACGCGTTTGCTGAGGCGGTCACGGATTACCTGGAGACATGTGCCACGCTCGGGCGCACCCGATGACTGGAACAAAAAGAAGGACAGCGCCCACAGCCTATGAATCAAACCCTCGTCCACCCACTGCGCCGCGATGTGCCAGCAGTGTCCGAAGCGCAACGCACATGATCAAGACCCAAACGACAGGCGAAAAAAAACCGCCTTTGCGGGGCGGTTCTTTTGTAAGCCTCAGCTTGCGGCTGAGACTTGGTGCATCTCACGGACGACACTAGCGTGGGGGCATAATATTGAGCTTTGCTTATCCTTGCAACGTTATTTTGCTTTGGTTGATTTACATCATCTGAAGGTATCAGTAGCGAATTGTGGTGCTCAAAGCGTTAGCTTGAACCTGACAGAAATAACGTTTTACAAAAACACGTCATCCCTTTGCATTGGAACGTCAAAGATCATCCGTTGCGCTTGAGTTTCTAGGTTAATATGCCGGCGCTCACATGCTGGTGCGCGGTGAGGTTTGGCCGGTGGCATAACAGTTTCACGCCCTCTGACACGGTTTTGCACCCGTGCCGGAATGATGGTTCGGGGGGAGCTCAACCGGCCGCCTCACGGACGTCACTAGCATAAATGTCCGAAGGCACGCGTGATCCGGTAAGTGCGCTGGAGGTTTGGCCCCCAACCTGGAGGCCAAAACGTATGAAGCTTTTGTTGCGTACGCTGAGCCTCGTATGGAGATTGTTTAAAGCGTTTCGCTTTTACGAGTTCCTGCGAGACCACTTTAACGACATGAAGTAACGGTTGTTGATGTGGGGAAACGCCCGTTTCAGTTTCGGCTGAGGCGGGTTTTTTTTGTCTTGAATAAGCTGTCAAAAGTAGGATTTATATCCGGGTCATTCTCTAATGCCTGTAAGTCATTTCGTCGGCATCTGTAGGCGCTGAAGTGGGCATGCCACTAGAGCCGGATCCGTTACCGCATCTTCTAGACGCAACACTCGCAGAGATGGCGGTTACCGGCTTCGTTCTGAGCACAATGCTCTGGCAACTCTCAAGTACAAGCACGGATATCCCACGCATCCTGATCATCAACGCTTACAGGGTGGCACGAGATTGAATCAGTGCCCTAAGTCTCGGAGCGCTGGTGACGTGCTGAAGCTGATCTCCCGTTACCTTTCTCATCTCCGCCGGTAATTTCTCCAATGGGCTCGATCAGTTCGGGGCCTTGATTTCGAACATTGCCCACAGCTCGGTCCACCGGGTACCACTCAAACGCCTCGGTGGGCTCGCCCTGGTACAGCACAATTTCCTCGGCGCGCTCCTTCGGCATGGCTGGGACCAGCCATTCGCGAGCGAGCTCGGGTGACAGCGTCACCGGGCGGCGGTCATGAATGTCCACCATACCGCCGGCGCTGTCTGCGGTGATGATAACGAAGCCGTCATGCTCGCTCGGTTCATGCTCGGCGACGGGGTACTGACCGATTGCGGCACACAGGATTGGCGTCCGGTCACGGTGGCGAATCAGGTAGGGCTGTTTCTTCGGTCCGCCTTCATAAACCCACTCAAACCAGTTGTCGATGGCGATGATCGCCCGGTGGGGCCAGATCGCTTTAAAGAATGGGCCATGGGCTACTTTCTCAACTCGAGAATTGATCGGTGCGACGCGATCTTTGGCCCAGTGTGGGCGCCAGCCCCAGCGAACCATGTCGGCCCGCAGAAACTGACCCTCTTGGTGAAAGAGGGCAAGTTGCGTGGTCGGCGCGGCGTTGTAGTGCTCGAAAGGCTGATCGCCGGCATAGTTGATCAATGCGTTGGGGATGCTGAGCGCCGCGACGAAGTCGTGAATGCCCCGGTACTGTGAAAGGCGTCCGCACAT